TTACGCTGCGATCCGTTCGACTGTCACGAGACTGGCTGCTATCGCACTGTCCGTTGCAGCCTTGATCAGCGCCTGGAGTTTCCAGCCGGCCAGTTCCTGCGTCGCCTCCGCGCCGGGATATCGGATGGCGTAGGTCGGCGCGATCAGGTCAGCGATGGGCGCCGCCAGCACGCCGAGGGCGGCGCCGCGATCCTCGACCTGGAACGTCACGGTGCCGGTGTCGTTGATCGGGTTCCAGATGATCGTGATCTGCTGCGCGAGCGGGTCCGCATCCGGGTCCGGTGTCACCACGTTCGCATCATAGGCGGCGCGGGTTGCTGCCTTGATGCCCAGCAGCAGATGCACACCGGGTTCGGTGACAGTCTCGCCCGCCACCTCCACGACCGCGCCGGTCGCTGAGTCAGTCTCGGTCCTCGAGGGCGCAGTGATCTCGTAACTGCGGCCGATCAGATCGCTGATCTGCACCGTGAGCACGCGCAGGAAGAATCGCTCCAGCGTCTGCGTCCAGCCATCGGGGTGAGGCTTGGTGGTCATCTGCTCGAGGTGGAACTCGACCGGCCCGTCGTTGGTGGCCGGGTTCCAGCGGATCTCGATGCGCGGCGACACGATTCTGGTCTGCGTGCCGAAGGTTTGGTTTTCGCTGATGAGCATGTCAGTAGCCTGTAACGTCGAGGATGGGAGCGCGCACCCAGGCCTGGCCGTAATTACCAGGGGGCGGTTGCGGATTTCGGTCGGTGCCGGTACGCAGATCCTGCGCGGTATCGATAGCAGAGATAGATGCGACGTTGCCGTTGATGTTGACCACGCCCTTGCGCCAAAGCACCTGCACCTGCCACTGCGGGCCGCCGCCGATCAGGCCGCCGATGGCCAGCATGATGTTGCCGGTGGAGCCTGCCAGCGCGGCATAGGTGCGACCTTCGGGCAGCGTGATCGATCCCCCTTGGTTGGCATTGCCCTGCAGCAGCGCCCGCACCTTCATGTACTTCAGCGTGGCGTCGAAATGCACCTGATCGGTATCCGGATTGGTGATCACCAAGTAATCCCGGCGTCCGAAGTTCGGCTCGTCGAAAACGTAGGCGGTAAAGCTGCCGCTGGTGGTGAAGCCGGTGAACGTGAAACTGTTTCCGCTCTGGGTGCGCGTAGCGAGCACGGCGTTGCTCTCCCCCAGAAACGCGAGGGCAGGATTGGTGCCGGCGACGTTGAGGCTCCATGTCTTCAGCACGCCGCTGCCTGTGGGCGTGATCGTCTGCTTCGACGCCAGCGCCAAGTTCTTCCAGGTTTCAGAGATGACAACGCGGTTGGGGCCGGCCTCGAAGATTGCATAGGCCATTAGAACCTCCCGTAAAACAGGGTGCCGCCTGCGCGTGCCGTCAACGTTGCAGAAGGCGACACCCAGCTGATGGTGTTGCCGTCGTCACTGAAATAAGGAAGCAGGCTATTTCCGGCCCCCGTGTCTGCGATGAACCAGTAGTACAGCTGGTTGGCGCTCCCTGTGACCGGTACCGGCACGGAGCCATTGCTACCGCTGGCGATCGCAATGGCTCCCATGTGCTGCGTCAGCAGATCCGAGTCGGCTTGATCGGTGATCTGCAACAGCACGACGCCGGTGTCGGCGTCGTTGATGATCAGGACATTGGTCATGTGACTCCGTACCCGAGTGCCACCACACGGCGGCCGTTGGGCGCATAGGCGTAGAACTTCCCGCCGACGAACTCATTGCGACCGCCGCCAGGCGTGGCGCCGATGATTTCCACCACGTCTGCAGAGAAGGTGATCTTGCCGATCACTCCGTTGTTTACCGAGCGCATGCCGATGACTTTGCCGTTCACGTCCAGCGCCCACGTGTAGGAAGCCTGGTAGCTCGCGACCCCGTTCTCGGCGATGGTGACGCGTGTCTGCAATGACTGGGTCGCGCTGGCGTACTTGAAGTCGATCGCTGTCGCCGACGGTGCCCACGGTGGGATGACCGTCGTCGCCGCCGCAACCTCGTTGATCGCTGGCTTGACGATCCACATAACCGGGCCGAACTGGCTGCTGTTGTCGTAGGGTGCCCGCATGCGAATCAACATGCGTACACGCACCGTCCCAGTTGGCGCCGTGCGAAACACACCTCTTCGATCGTATGCACTCAGCGTGTTGCCGCCAGCAGCATTGAAAGATTCGGAGAACTGGCTTTCTAGCATCTGGTCGTCGGCGTTGTAGAAGGCAATGCCGACCTCGCCAGCACAGCGCTGGCGCCCGCCATACGACGAGGCGCAGTAGCGCTTGCCCGGCTCAGCGGACATTCCTGCCGACTGGACGACGAAGTCGCCGTAGAGGTTCGGATTCGGGGACCGTTGAATCTCGAGGGCGTAGCAGCCACCCGGCACCCAGGTACCCGGAAGAACGCGCGTCAGCGATGTCGCCCCACCGTCCTGGTTGTAGTAGACGCTCCAACCGCTGGTGTCAGACTCAAATGCGGCGTTGTTGAGGAAATTCGCTCCCGAACCAGTCTGAGACCGTACCGCGGTGATCGCAGTTCCTTGCGATGTCACCTCATTCCCGACTTGGGTGACCTGCGTCTGTAGTGCTTGCAGGGCTGATGCATCCGCCTTGCCCGCGATCTGGCTCTGCACTGTGCTGATCTGTTGCGACAGCGCCGTCAGGCTATTCTCCGCCTGTGTGAGCCGCGTCGTCAGCGCCTGCACTGCAGAGGCGTCTGCCTTTCCACTAAGCGAGCTTTGGACACCGCGCACGTCGTTTGCGAGGACGACCAGTTCCTGATTGATCTGCTGAACGCGGTTGCTGATCTGGCTGGTCGATACGCTGATTGCCCCCATTGCTTCAGCAAGCGTCGCGTACTGACCGATGTAGTCCCAATATCGGGTGTCGTTGATCGCAACTCCTGCTGGCACCGCCTGCTTCGCCGCCAACAGCCCACCCTGGTATTTCACGAATGCGCCATCGGGCCATGCTTTGTTGTTTGTCCACTCCGGCGCGTCCACCAGCCCCTGCAGGTTCGCCAAATTCTGTGCCTGAGTCTGCAGTTGACGGGCCAACTCCTGATCGCGCGCGACTGCCTCCAGGAAGCCCTTGCGGATCTCTTCGGTTGTCTTGTCGATTGCCTGCTGCATCTCCTGCTGCAGCTCGCCCAGGTTCTTGCCCAGCGTCTTGGTGATGTACTTGGCCGCCACCGACAGCGTGCCGTTGGTGTTGCGCGCGCGGATGGCGAACAACCATTTGCCCGAGGACGGAATGGGCGAATCGAATGCACCGGTGTGGTAACCGCTGTCGCCTACCGGCGTCATGGCGTCCCACGCCGGCATCGGCGCGCCCTGCTCTGGGGCCTGGGCGTAGCGGATCTCCGCACCGGCCAGGTTGGCCGACTGGATGGTGTCGTTCCAGAAGCCCCAGGTATAGCGCCGGATGCCACCGGAGATCTCCTCCACGTCGAATAGGTCGTAGTTCACCGGCGGCGCGTCGGCGCCGATTGTCGTGAAGATCAGCGAGGCGCCCACGCCCATCTGCCCTTCCGGGCCGAACGGACGCACGTTGATCGTGTAGGTACCGGCGCGCGGGATGCGCCACCGCGCCGTGCGGGTGCGCGTCTGCGCTACTTCCACAAGCTCGCCATTGCCGTCCGACGCCGAGGCGTACACCACCGCGTGATCAAACGGGCCGGAGATGTCGAAGGTGGCTACCAGATCGGTGGCCGTGACATCACCGGTGGTGATCTGGTCCTCGTTGATTGCCAGGTTGCTGAGGATCGGCCGAGTGGCGAGCGATGAGCCATTTTCCGGCCGGATGTACTGGCCGGTCTTGACGAAGATCCAGAACTCAGGCGACTCAGGCACCACGCTGATGCCGGCCCCTTTCAGATCACTTTCCGGCTCGATCGCGACCACGCGGCCGACGTAGCCTGGCGTGATCTTAAAGTCGTAGATCCAAATGGTGTCGTGCGCTGGATTGTCCTGCCAGCCACCTGAAACCATAGCATCGTCATAGCCTTCGCCAGGCAACGCTGCGTCATCCGGCCACTCCTCCACCAGCTGGATGGTGTCGGTTGCTTCCGCGAAACTGCGCACACGGAACGTGCGGTAAACCGCTTCCCCAGGAATTCGCAGGCCGATGAACGCATTGCCCGATGCGGGCGGCGGAACCGGCTCGTCCAGCGTCAGGGTGACCGTGCCCAGCAGCGAGCTGCGCTCGGCTGCAACGATCCGCCCGCCAAATCCCCACTGCGTGACATCGTGGGACAAGGCCACCTTTGCTAGGCGTCGAAATGTCAGGTACTCGGTATCTAGCGCAAAACTTATGTCCTTGTACTGGAAAAGGCTTTGGCCCAAGTGGTAGCGGGCCAATTCCGCCGCATGCTCCTCGCGGCCGATACCCTCACCAGTAAGACGCGCCGGGTTGATCATCGTCTCCACGCCCGGCGCAGGAACGCGCAAGGTTTCAACCTTCTTGGTCGTGCTGTCGAAGTAGCTGTACTCGATGCCGTCCGCGGCATTGGCCAGCGTGTAATCGACAGCAAAGCTTCCCTTCTTCATCGTGGCCATGTTGACCACACCCGAGAGCGGCTGCTCGTCGGCTGCCCACACCACCGAAAGGCGACCTCCGGCCCAGCTGGTCTGCCCCATGCCAACCAGAGCGATCGCTTGCAGTACCTCGTCGTGGTTGCGCTCTTCGGTCAGCCAGTAGTCGTAGGTGTAGCCGTTCGCCTCGCAGTGACCCATAAAGCCCTGCAGCGACTCGATGTCGATCTCTTCGTCGCTCTTTCCCATGCCGGCGATGAGCTTGCCGTTCTGGTCGTAATAGCCGCGGACGTACTTGAGGATGTGGGCGCCCGGGTTGCTCGTCTCCTCCGTTACCCAGCTGCCATTTCGCCACACCGGGATCGGCGCGGCGATGTGCTCGGCGCGCAGTTCATCGGGCTGCCCGTTGATCTGGCCGGTGGCCTTCAGCAGGATCCCGGTGCGCGCCAAGCCGGCGTAGGTGGCAGCGTCGGCCTGCACGCTGCCCATCGTCGACCATTGGAAGTCGTTGCGCTGGGTGTTGTCACCCTCGTAGTTTCCCTGCCCCAAGATGCGCACGCGCACGTCGTACTGCCCCTTGGGCACATCTGCGGACACGGTCGCCCGCTTGCTGACGTCCAGCTTGTCGCCAGTGAACGTCTGCGTGGCCAGCGTGGTCCAGATCCCTGTGCCCGCAGGCGCGTACTGCACCTGCACGGTTTCGGAGACGTTGTAGGCCTTGCCCGACGTGCCCACACCGCCCAGCACGTATTCCAGGTTGATCTGGATGCGCACGGTGTCGGCGCTGGTGGTGCGGGTGACGAAATCGGCCGTATCCGGCAGCTCGCCGCCGTCGGTGGTGTCCACGTTGCTGTAGAGCGGAATGGTCTCATCCGGCATCTGGCTGTAGCCGGAGTGATAGATGCTCACTCCCTCGTAGCTGGACAGAGGCGTGTTGGCGTTAGAGAACACGCCTACGCGGCCCACGCCGATGCCCGGCGTGAGCACCATGCCGACGAATTGGTTGTCGCCCTCGTAGAAGGTGTAAGGCTTGCTGGCAAAGTCGGGGGCGATCGGCATGCGGCCGAAAAGCAGACCCACCGGCTCATACGGGCGCAGACGGTTGCGCGGCGCACCCAAGCTGTAGACGGTGCCCGCCGTGCTCGGCCCCGCAGGGCTCTCCACCTTCGGACCGAGCGTTTTATTGATCAGGATCGAACCAGCTACAAAGGCTGCCGTGTACGCAACCGCCGCACCGGTGGTGCCCAGCCCTGCCGCCCACGTCGCGCCAGCGCCGCCAGTGAAGTAGATCAACGCGGCCATGGCCACGATGTACAGCGCATTCCTGCCGACGGCGCCGCGCACCTCAATGACCTGACCATCCTTCGGATAGACGTAGGCCCACAGATGCCGCGGCACGACGCGCCCACCGATCGACACCGACCAGTCGCCTTGGTCCAGATCGATCACGTGCCGATGCAGGAAATCGCACAGGCGCTCGCCCGGCTGCAGATCCATCGCGATGTGGCGCTGCCCTTCCAGCGTGACCGGGTGCGGCGTCAGCACCAGCTGGCCGTTGCTCGCAGGCGTGGTCATCAGACCCATGTGTAATACCCCTCAATGCGTGCGCCGTAATCCGGCAGCTCGCGTGCCCGATGCAGCCAGCTGCTGCCGAGCGCGCTGGTTGTGTGAAGCACCCAGCCCTCGTGGGCTAGGTAGAAGAAGATGCCGACGTGTCCGGGCCGGCTCTGGCCTTTGTCGAACATCAGCACCAGATCGCCGTCGACCGGCTTATCGGTGGGCACGGCGTAAGCCCGGGACAGCTCGCCCAGGGCTGCCTGGCCAGCAGCACCGCGCGGGCGCCGCGCCGGCATCTGCACCACCCGGCCGAACAGCTCCCGCTGCACCTGCACCACCAGGTCTGCGCAGTCGTAGGTGTCGGCGTCGTAGGGGATGTTGAGGAAACGCTCAACCTCGCTGATGCGCATCAGAAAATCCCCGGCAGCGTGTGTGGATTGGCGCGGAGCTTCACTGCCTGCTGGCGCATGAAGAAATCCACGCCGATCTGCGCGGTGATCAGCGGGCCGGCAGCGCGCACCTGTGTTAGCGGCAGGTAGAACCGCCGAGCAATCACGTCGGGTTGCACACGGTCCGTGATCAGGACACGGCACATCACCATTTCGTTAGGCTGCATGCGCTCCAGGTCATCCGTGATCCCGCGCCCCACGTTGTCCACTTCGAGCTGTGCGCGTGGCGTTTGGCCGGCCTGGTCAGCTGGCGGCGTGAAGCGGAACGGATACCCGACGTAGGTGTTTCCGTTGCTCACCCAATCCTGCGTGTCGTTGGCGATGCGCAGAACCGCACCGAACGACGGCGCCGTCATCTCCAGCAGCTCAAGCGGCCCATCAGGGTCCGTGACGCGCTGCCGGCGTTCAAGGAAGTTGCTCATCGCCGGTACTCCAGAACAGCCTGCCGCGTGCCCTGGGTGAACGCGGAGTTGGCGGCCTGCAATCGGCCGATCGCGCCACCCTTGAAGCGCGCCGATATCTGCTGCCGCGTGCGCGGGTGCACCATGTCGAAGTAACCGACGCGGCCGATTTCGTCAAAGTAGAAATCGTCAAACGCGACCATCGATTCGGCAGTCAGGAACACCATGGTGACCGGCAGCTCCACCATGACGCGCGTGTTGATGATTGCTTGCTTGGCTGGCCCGCGTTCCATCTCCGTGCGCTGCACCGAAGGATCCGGTTCTTCGCCGAGATCCCCCGCGAGCAGTCGCACTCCCGCTGGGAAGGTGGCCATCAGCGTCGCTCCCGCACGTCAAAGCGGCTCTTTGTCGCGCCGGCCGTGCGTCCGCCGCTCGCCGTGTCGCCGGCGACCACGTCGATGATGAATTTCCTCAACTCGGTGCCGTCGGGCATCGTTGATCTCTGCTCACGTGCCAGCACCTGAGCACCTCCGTAGTTATTGATTTCGATCTTTGTTTCGGAGCTGGCGGAACTGCCGCTGCCCGAAGCCATCGGCGCGGCCGGAACCACCTGTCCGCGGTTGCCAGGAATCAGGTAGCTGCGGCCACCCTGCTGGAACAGCTCCGGATCGCCGCCTTCGCCCACTTCGTATAGCGAGCCCGGTGCGACTGGGCCGCCGTTGGCGCGGCCACCGCCAAAGCTGACGCCACCGACCAGCGACTCGCCCAGGCTGCTCGTGATCGACTGCGTGCCGCCAGTGACTGCAGCAGATCCGGCGGCACCAACTCCACCACCCATAAACGCACCGATCAGACCGACCGCCTGCTGCTTGAACGCGTAGCGCGCCAAGTCAGCGATCATCGAATCGATCAGGCTGCTGAAAGAGAGCTTTCCGGTTTGCGCCAACCGGACGAACGCGTCTTCGCCGGCGCTAAGGCCGTTCACAAGAAGCGAGCCAGCTTGCTCAGATGCGTTGGCTGCGGCGAAAACGTAGTCGTCCCACACGCGCGTGAAACCTGTTCGCCAGTCGCCCAGCAAATCCATTCGCTGTTGCTGGTAGTCCCGCTCGATGTCCAGCGAACGCGAAAGACTTCCCTCCAGCTCCGCCACCTGTGCGTTGTATGCACCGGGACTCAGCGCGGTGTTCTTGTCCAGCTGTGCCTTTTCGAGCTTCTCCCGCTCGCGCAAGTACTCGCGCTGAATCTCCAACTGACGCTGCAGCATTTGCGTAGCGTCGGCGCCGCGGCCGATGCCCATGAGATCGACATTGGATTGCTCCTGTCGCTGCTTCTCAAGCTGTTTAAGTCGCTCGGTGAGAGCGGCCTGCGCTGCCAGCTCGCGCTGAGTGCGTAGCGATTCGTCGTTGATCTTCTCCTGCGTCACCAAGTGGGCAAGCTTCGCGTCGACCAGATCCTTTTCGGCCCTTGTGGCCTTCTGATACGTATCCCCGGCCCGTGTCCTTTCGGCAAACTTCTCTGCTGCAGTCAGCTTGTCCGTCGACAACGCCTGAGCATCTATCGCCGCAGTCTGCTGGTTGATCTGATTGATCAGCGTGGCGAACGAAGTGTCCTTTCTGCCGACGCCCTCCCGCTGGTTGAACTGCTTGTCGATCTGCGCGTTGGATTGCGCGATGAGGCGTTGCATCGATCCGTCGGACAACCGCGAATCAGGGTTCCCCTTCGCGTCGCGCGCGCCTTCCAGCTTGTTGTAAAGCTCGATGATCTTGTTGCGGGCGGCCAGCTTGGCCGATTCACGGTCAAGCCCGGCAAGCCGCGTGGTGAGTGCTTCCGATGCTGCTTTGGCCGCAACATCCTGCTCCTTGTAGACCTTCGCCAGATCTTCAATCGCTTTGCCACCATTTACCTCCACCTCGAAAACCGGCGTGGGCATGCGGCTGCCGCCGATCAGAGAGTTCAAACGCTGCATCTGAGCCTTTGGCGACGCGAGCGTGGCGATCATGTCGAACTGCAGGCCAGATGCGGGAAGCAAGTTCTTGAGCTTTCCGCCGAGCCTTTCCAGCTCAGTGCTGAAGGTCATCACCTCGCCCCACGCACCGCCGACCTCGTCCTTCACATCTCGCCACCACTTCACCAGGCTCGGCATTGCTGCCTCGGCCTGATTGGCGACATTGATCGACCGCTCGTAGTAGATCTGCAGCGCTTCAGCAACAGCCTGCTGCTCGTGGCCCTCCTCCTGCAGTGTGCGGATACGCAGCAGCTGCGCCGCGGTGAGGAAGCCTTCCTGCCTATTGAGCTCCACCAATGCATCTACCGGATCACGCGCGATGCGCTGGAACGCCTCGACGGTCTTGCTGCTGGCTTGGCCGGTGGAAGACTCCATGCGGGCAGCCGCCTCGGCGACCATCAAGAACTGCTTGCCGGCAAACTGGCCGGAAGCAGCGACGGCTGTCAGCGCATCCACAGCGCCGCCGCGCGTCACACCTGCCAGCTTGTCCAGATCCGAAACCAAGCCGCGGAACTGGCCACCGCTGATATCCGCATTGCGGCCGGTGAGGATCAGGTTCTTCTGGAAGTCGAACAGCTCGTCCTGGCTCTGCTTCAGCGCCACCGCCAACGCGACTGCGGCAGCAGCCGACAATGTCATCGGATTGACCATGCCCAGCACATACGAGGACACGGCCTTCGCAGCCGGGCCGATGCCGCCGAGCTGGTCCTTCAGCTGTCCACCCTGCTGGATCGCCACCATCCAGATCGGCTGGCCAGCGACCACGCTGGTGACGATGTCCGTCATCTGCGCCGGGATCATGCGCATCGCCGCGGCCGTCTGGCGCGCAGTCATGCCGTACTGCTCGGTAGTGTTCTTGGACTTCAGCAGCGCCTGCCGGCTCGCCTCGATCTGCGCCTGGTATTGCTGCATCACCTGCGGCTTGATCAGCCCCAGGTCGCCGGCACGCTCCAGTCGCTCCTCCATCTCGGCCAGCCGGTTCAAACCGGCAACGGTGGGATCGATCTGCGCGAGCAGGCGCTTCAGGTTGATCTCCTGCGCCTGCGCCGCCTCCGCCGCTGCGCGCGCCTGGTTGGCGGTGCGTGCCTCGGCCTCCTGCAGCGCACGCGCACGCGCCACCATGCGTTCCTGCTCGGTGCCGGCGCGCGACATGGCTGCGGCCTTCACATCAATGCCTGCCGCCGCATCGCGCGCAGCTTCCGCCAGTGCACGATCCGACAGGTTCGACGTGCGGCCTGCCTCTGCGTAGGCCATCGCCTGCTGCGCGACGCTGCGGTAGCGCGCCTCCTGCTGCGCCAGCTGCTGCTCCAGCTTCTCAGACGCTGCAGCAGACGCGGTTGCATCGGCAGCAGCACTCTTGCCCGCCGCGCTGTAGGCCTTCAGTCCCGATGTTGCACCGGAGAGCCGGCCTTCCATGGCCGCCAGCGCCGAGACGATTTCCGCCTGCGCGCGGTTCATCGCCTGCAGCTCGGTGATGACCGTACCGGTACCGACACCGATGCGTTCAAGCGCACCGCCCAAGCGGTCACCCAGCGCGACGGCTGAGCGGTCGATCGAGCGGGACATCGACTGGAAGTAACGCTCCAGCCGATCTGCTGATCCACTGGCCTTGTCGGCAGCGGCGGCGTTCTGGTCGAGCGCATTGGTGCCTGCCACCAGCCCGGTCGAATCGACCTTGTAGCCAAGTTCGGCGATATCCATCAATCAGCTCCAGGTGTTGCCAGGTTCGGGCGGTCGCTCGCGCGCCGCTGCTTGTTCTTCGCGCACGGCACGCAGGTAGGCGTCGTCCATCGCCATGAGCATCTCCACCTCTTCGGGGAGCACATCGCGCAGCAGCAGTCGCTGCCACGCGTCGAGTTCGGCGTAGGACAGCGCCTCAGGGCCGGATCGGCGCCGGCCTGAGATCAACCAGAACCAGTCCCACACGTGGGTGGCTTCTTCTGGCAGATCGACGTCAGGGGCCGGTTCTTCGAATCGGGCATTGCGCTGCCGCCGCGTCTCGCCATTGGCGTCCGGCATGTCGTACCGGACGGTGAGATAGGTGGCGTCAGAGATCCTCGCCTTCAGGACTGCGAAAAAACTCCGCGCGGTTGCCCAGCTCCACCTCCAGCTGATCGCTGATCCATGGGAGCTCCTTCAGCACCTTGCGCAACGATTCGTCGGTCAGATCCGGCTTGCTGCCGTGGAAGGTGAGATCCCCCTTCCACTCCCAGCCGCCCACAGACGCGACGAGCATGTCGGTGCGGCCCTGCTCCATCTTCGACGCGGTGATCTTGCCCTTGCCCATCAGGCGGTCATCCAGCGCCTTGCGGCTGGCCTCGCGGACCTTCGGGTGGGTATCGGGCAGCAGCGTGATGCGCAGGCCCACAGGAGCCTCGGTGGCGGGATGCTTGATATCGATGACGCGCTCGGCGGCAACGATGGTGGTCAATTCGGTCATGGGTGATCCTTTGCGATCGATCCGGAGAGGAAGCGAGGGAAGCCGGCTGGATCAGATCCGGCTTATCAGGCGGCCGCCCTACCCCCCGCTGTTCGGTTACGGGGTGACCGGTGCCGGCACTTCGATCGGCACCTGGTTCAGGGCGAGCGAATAGACGTGCAGCACGAAGTCTTCGTTGCGACCACCCGGCGTGCGGGGACCGGTGACCAGGCCGCGCAGGTACTCGATTTCGCCGGACGGGCGCTCGACCTTGAAGGCGTAGGCGTCGGTGACCGACGGCAAGCCGGCGGCACGCATGGCGACCTGTCCCGGATCGTCCAACACGCGCGCCACCTCGACCTCGGGGTCGCCGGCATTCGAGATGCCCTTGCCCTTCAGTGCGACAGCGGTGTCCCACGTGTCGTAGGTGACGATGTTGGTGGTCAGACCGCGCTCGCCGACGCTTCCGACCTTCTTGACCTGCACCCAGGTCAGCGCCGCGAACTGGGTCTGGGTCAGATCCTCGTTCTTCGGCGTGGCGCAGATGTAGAGCTTGGAACCGCTATTGGTTTGTGCCTCAGCCATTGCTGATATCTCCTCGCTTTGGGCATAAAAAAACCCGCCACGGGGCGGGGTTGGGGAACGTAGAAAGGCCCGCGCTTGGCGGACCTTCAGGTATTCGATACATCAGGTGTCCGGCTTGTTGCAGAAGATGATGATCGGCGGACCATCCACAGCACTTAGAACCACCTCGCCCGGTTTGGTTTCAGGTCTGAGTCCAATCACATGCCTGCTGCCATCCAGAAAATGGGCGTGAATGACCTCGGCCACGGGCCGCTGAATCTCTTTGCCGTCGACTACCACCGTCATCGTTTTGGGTGCCATGTAATTTCTCCAACAGGTCCCCGCCAATGCTGTCAGCTACACGAAGCCGCGCCACATGATGGTCACCGGATGCATGTGCCGCTCCGGGTCTTGAATGATGGTTGAGGTCCAGGGCATGCGGTACACACGCATGCCGGCGAAGGTCGTGCCCTTGCCGAATGCCGCGATGATCTGGTCGGTGAGCTGCGTACCGACCATGATGCCGGCGCCCGGCCGGTAGCACGCCGCCAGCTGGCCGAAGCCCTGCATCAGCGACGGCCCGTCGTCCTCCATGCCGTAATTCTGCGTCTGGTTGGGGAACCACTGCAGCTCAAGCCAGGCTCCGCTGGTGGGCGGAGTGAAGCCGATGCCAGGATAGGAGCACGGCAGGCCGATGCTCGCGGCGAAGGCGCCAACCAGGCTGGCGAAGGCGTCATAGATCGCGGTGTCGCTCATGGAATGCGTGCCTTCACCTTCGCGGTGACCTCGTTGACGATGAAGTCCCAGTTCTGCGCCGCAGCTTGCATGAAGCCCTTGCCGGCCTGCTCGTACTGCCGGCCCAGGCTGTCCTTTCCGCTAAATCCATGCTCCATGCGCATCGCATAGGCGGCGGTCCAGCCAGCCCATACCGACTCGCCCAGCTGCAGCGCTGCGAAGACCAGCGCGGGGTCGCCGCTTTCCGAAGACGCTGGGCCATCTTTGGATGCCGCGACGGAATTGCGCAGGAACCCGGTATCAACCGGCATCTTTCCGCCCCGCCCCTCCGGCGTGTTGGCCTGATCCATCACCGCCTGCGCCGACTCGCGGAAGATCGCCTCCTGGCGCAGCTTTGCCTTCTCGGCGAATGCCCTGACTTGATCACCGAACTTGCTTGCCACGTAGCACCTCCGCCGTCATGTCGATCCGGTACTGCTTCGTGCAGCGGCAACCGACGATCTCGTCTGCGCCTGCGCCGAGGCTGGTGTCGCCCGGGTAATTCATCAGCGCCCCGCTCGGCGACTGGAACGGCTCGCCGAAGATCCGCCGTTGCCCGTTCATAGCCTTGTGCGTGTGGCGCGTGCGCTTGTCGCCGGTGTCGGACCAGGTGCCGAAGACGTTCTCGACGGCCAGGGCACCCGACTCGATCTGCTGGCGATACGCCTCCTCCCGGCCGGCGCTCATGCTGCCGATCGACTCAGTGCGGGCAATCATCTCGCCACGCAGCTGCAGCAGCCGGTCGGCATAGCGGCCAGCGATCTTGTCGATGTCCGCCTGCGATACCGGCTTGCCGGCGGCGATGGCGCGCTTGACGATCCCGTCCAGGCGCTTGTCGCGGCGCTTCCGACCGAAGTACTTCGCCATTTCCCTTGGGTCACCGCTGGCCAGCTCGCCACGCATGCTCTGCACGAACTGGCCCTGCTGCGCTGTCAGGCCCAGCACACCACCGGTGCGCCTGCCGGTGTCGCCGACCCGCCCCACGATGTCCAGCGCGCTCTGGCGTGGATTGCGGCCGGCGACCATACCGCTCTCCAGCACGTTGCGGATCAGCGTGCGCTGGTCGTTGACGATGCCGGTGATGAGGTTGCTGGACTTGTCGCGCAGCCATGCCTCGACGGTCGCATTGCGCAGGTCGAAGGTAGGCCGCAGCGCGGGCGAGCGCACATCCTGCCGTGGCCTGTAGTTGCCGGTGATGATCGGGTCCAGGCTGAGCCGCATCTTCGGCATCTCCGACACGCCCTGCTGCCCCCCTGCCGCGTAGGCGTTGCGCAGCGCTTCACCGAGATCGGCAAAGCGCGGCTCGTCCATCCCCAGGACGGTGAGCACGTCGTCAATGCGCCCGGCCTGCAGCAGGTCCGCGATGAGCTGCACGCCTGCCTGATTGGTCACCTCGGAAATCGCCCTGAGGAATGCGCGCGCGATCGCCGGCTCCAGCTTCGCCGCCAGCTGTTCGAGTTGGCGGGAAGTCGTGGTGGCCATCAGCGTCTCGCGTGGAATTCGTAGAGAAGGATCTGCCCGCCCGGTGAAAGCGGCTGCAGGTCAATGAAGCGATACAGCACGCCGCCGAGCAGGATCCTGTCGCTCAGCGTGGGCGCTACGTCGATCGCGGTGCTGATCAGCCCCAGCTTGTCGCCCTTGAGCACCAGCGTGGCGTCGCGGTTGGTCAGGCTGTAATCGACTTCCACCACATTGCAGTCGTGCCGTGTTGACGGCCCCTGCTGCGGGTTGTGCGGCGGCCCGGTGATGGCGCCGTCGCGCTCCAGCTGTGTGAGGTAGCCGAACTCGTCGATCATCTCGACAGCGACGCCCTGCATTTCGTCGTAGAACGCGCTCATACGACAAACACCGCAGGCAACGTGGCCGGCCGGCGAATCAACGGCGCGAGGATCTCGTCAATCACCGAAATGACCGGGCGATTCGGCACCCCGCCATCCGCCGACTTGTCGCTGTACGCAACTTCGATCGGCCCGACCTTCTTGCGGATCGCCAGCGCGCTCGCCACGAAGTCCGGTGACAGGCTGCCGGGCCTGGCCAGCTCTCGCAGCGCTGCTTCGTACGCCGCGTGCTCAACCTCAATCGGCACCACATCGGGAGCGATCGGGTTGCCGTCGTAATCGACTGCGCCGGTGCGGGGCCATTCGTTCGGCTGGCCACGCCCGTCTGTACGCACGCCGGGGAACATCGACTGCCACCGGCCCGAAAGCAGGAGCACCCGGTACCGGCCATCGATGTAGTCGGTACCGCGCACCAGCGACGCCTTGCGGGCATCCTCGCTGCCTGCTGCCCATGCCGTGTTGCCACGGATCCGGTGATAGTCGTCTGCTCCTTCCAGCGTGCCGTACATGGTCAGCTCCCGGTATTCGACTTCTCGGCTTCGTCCAGCGCGGCCTGAAGCTTGTCCACGCCCCAGCGCTTGTCGTGATTGATGCCGCCTGCTTGCAGCTTGGCAATCAGATCAACCTTCTTCTGGTCGGCGGCGACCTTCGCGTCGATCACCGCCTGCGCAGCTGCAGCGGCTTCGGCCTTCAGCGCGTCGAGCGATGCGCTGATGCGAGCCTCGCGGTCCACCTCATCCAGCGAGTTCCAGTCTTCCAGCGACAGGGCCGAAGCCTTGAATGCGTGCTGCACGACGTCGTCGCGCGTGACGCTCTCGCCGCCTTCGATGAGCAGGATGCTGTCGGGAAGGTTGAACGTGCCGAGCAGGAACGGCGCGGTGTCGTCCTCCGACTCGCTGAGGATGTTGGCGGCGAGCCACGCCTGCACGACGGCGTTCTTCTTGATGGCCGGCCAGTTCGGCACGGTGGCCGGCGAGCCGGGAATGATCTCGGTGCCGTCCGGCAAAGCCAGCGGCGTCTTGTGGTTGTTGCTGATCTTCATTGCATGCTCCGGTGTGGCCCCGCCGGTGACGCGCGGGGCCGTTGTGGATCAGATGCCGTCGACGTAGACGACCTGCTTCGGGAGGCGCACGTCCAGGCCGCCCATGCGCATCACGCCAGGTACGTCCCAGCGCAGCGGGCCGCTCTGGTACACCGGCAGGAAGCGGTGCGGCATCGGCATGTGCAGCTTCAGCACGTTGGCGTCGTAGCGGTACGCGACCATGCGCGCCTCGTTGCCGACACCGGCGTTATCCAGGCCACGCAGACCGCGCACCGTCAGCTGCTGGCCGGTCGTCGCGGTGTAGACGTTGTTGGCCAGGAAGTACTGCAGGATGGTCATGTCGCTGTAGTCGCTCATCTTCTTGGTGGAGATGAGCATGAACTTCGACCACGGCAGCAGCAGACGGTCGGCGATGGCGGTGGTGTTGGTGCCGTTGAAGACGTTGAGCAGCGCCGAGTTCATGTCGGCGACGATCTGATCCGAAGTTGCCGTGCCGGCCGCCTGCAAGGTGCCCCAGGCACCGGTCGGCGCAGCAGATGGCGTGACACCGGCAGCGTTGAACAGACCGGTGAAACCCTTGTTGGCGTCACCGAGCAGCGCGACGCGATCGACCATCTCCTCCGATGCACGACGCGCGGCGGCGGCGTCTTCGTTGGGCAGGTTGATGCCGAGCAACTGCGCGCGGCCGACCTCTTCCCAGCCATAGCCGTAGCCGATACCAGCGGTGTGCACGCCGGTCTGGAACTGCGAGCGGTTGGTGCCGGCCTTCGGGATGTCGTCGGCGTTGCCGTTGATCCAGTCAGCCTCGCCGTACTGGTCCTGCGAGTAGTAGGTGACCGACGTGGCGAACTCGCTGCCGGAAGTGTCGACCGGGATCAGGTCGCGGTACTGGATGTCCGGATAGACGGTCCGGTAGACGCCGGGCTCGATGATCGTGGTCTGCGAGACCACGAAGCCCATGACTACCTGGGCGTCGAAGAGTGGATGTGCACGCATGTGGCTTGGCTCCTTAGCCGAGACGGACGACGGCCAACTGGGCTGCCGCGGTGGTGCTGGTGTCCCAGCGGGCGCCATTGATGGCGGTGTTGTTGGTGGCGACGTTGGTGAACGCGCCGGCTGCGGTGAGGTACACCGGATCGCCAGCGGCGACGGCGACCGAAGCGGTCACCCAGATGTCGCCCTTGGTGATGACGCGCGCCGATGCACGCTGCGGGAACAGATCCAGACCAGTGGCCGAACGATCCAACAGCGTGATGCCGACGTACTTCAGGTTTGCGCCGCCGAACGTGACGATGCCCTTCTCCGCAGCACCCTGTGCCACAGCCAGGCCGAACGCGAGGCCTGCGACGTCCTCGACGTTGCGGGAGATGACGGTAGACGGGAGCATCGTGGCCTGCATGCCGCGCACGGCTGCAGGCTGGATGTCCGGGTAGTTGGTTTGCAGTGCCATGACTTAGGCCCCCTGGTTCTTGGTGCGGTAATCGAGGCCGGTGACGGACGCGGCGTAGCCGTTGTCCTGCACGACGGTGCGGTGTGCGGCGCCGTCGCTCAGTGCGCGCGCGACCGGATCGAACGCCTTGACGCCATCGGCGAGGATGTCGAAGCGCGCCTCGATGTAGGCGTCGCCCTTGCCGGTGATGGCGGCGTCGCCGAGCTTGCCGATGACGGCAGCCTTGCGAACGTCCGCATCGCTCTTGCCGCGATAGTCGGCGTCGTGGATGGCCTTGGCCGTGGCCAGCAGGTCGCCACGCGCCTGCACGCGCGCATCCAGGGCAGCGGCATCCAACACCTTGCCCTTCAGGTCGTCGATGGCGGCGTCGCGCTTGGCGATCTCCGCATCCTTCAGCGCGAGGGCTGCGGTGTGGTCGGTCGCCTGGCGCGCGGCAACTGCGTTGGAGTCGGAGAGCTGGCGCTGCAGCTTGTCGATGGCCTGGGCGCCGGCGTCGGTGGTCTCGACGGACAGCCCATCGACCAGGACGGTCCGGGTCTTGATGTCAGGCATTGTGATTTTCCTCAGTGGGTTGTCGTCGCCGATACGAAGGTGTTCACCACCGCGCGCCCGGTCGACTAGCGCGAGATGGTTGTTGCGGATGTTTCGTTGCACGGCGTCGTACGGCTCGCCTTCGGGCGTCACGCCATCCTCGAAGACGATCTCGGCGGTGTAGCCCTGCGATAGCTCGACCTTGCCGGCCTCCCAGTCGGCGATAGCCGCCTTGTCCATGAGCACCAGCGGCACGCGCACGAACTTGTCGTCGTGCCGCACCTCGTCGCCGGTCTGGCCGACGGCGTACTGCTTCCAGTTGCTGGCATCGACCATCACCGGTGGGTGGTCGTTGGTCATGGGCCGGTGCGCGAAGCTGCGCAGCGTGGCGTCGGAGAAGACTTCTTCCGGCGGCCGGTACAGCCGCACGAATGGCATTTCCGGCTTGCCGACCTCCGATCCCAGGTACTGCTGGATGCCGGTGCGGGCCACCTTTGCATCGGCCACGAGGTAGCCGTCTGCGGTGCGGCGTGGCGCCGACACCGAGACTCGATCTGTCAAAAACATGGTTCAGTCCTCGCGGAGCTCTTCGAAGATTTCCGGGCCCAGCACAATGCGGCCCCGGTATGGCTCAACCTTCGATAGGTCGATGGGCGCCTTGGTCAGGCTGATGTGCGGGGTGTAGTCCGGGAAGTCATGCGAGGCGCCTGCACGGACGATCTCTTCATGCCGCCAAGCGAGCTGCGTGGACGCGAACAGGATCACCGCCGACATGCCGCCCAGCGGCTCGATGGCACGCGGGCCACCGCGCGGGATGACCAGCTCACCCTTGTCGTCGCTGCTCCACTCACTCGCGTTACCCGCCTTGATCCAGTCGAAGCGCTGGCGCGAATAGGCCACCGTCACGTGCAGATCGTCTGCGATATCGGTGATGCCCTGCTCCCGTGCCCAGGATTCGATCTCTTCCGCGTTGAGCACGTCCCGGCGCACGTACAGCGAGCGAGGCTCGGCGTCGGTCAGCTGGTTACCCTGCGTGGCTGCCAGCGCTGCAGCTGCACGCTCGTCCTCTTCCTGATCCTCCTGCCAATCCGGGTTCGCCTTGATGAAGTCGTCCATTGCCGATTCCAGGCCAGGCGCTACGCCCGCCTCGGTCAGCATGTTCACCGCCACCTCGGCCAGCACCTCGTCGGGAATGAGCTTGGTGTCGGCGAGGGTCTTGATCGTGTCGGCCGTGGTCTTGCCGTTGGTAGCGCGCTCGGTGTCGCTGGTCTGCCACAGGCTGCGCCAGCTGTAGAACACGTCCTTCGGTCGGCTGCCGAGAGCCGAATAGATCAGGCACTCATCCAGCACCGACATGGCCGGCGTGTAGATCAACTCCTGGCCTGACTTGATGCGGTCGTAGTAGTTCCGGATGTCGTTGTCGCCGGTGCTGTTCAAGCCGCCGGGCGACTGGCCCAGAAGACGCGTCAGCGGGATATCCGCCGCGCCTGATACCTGCTGCAGGAAGGCCAGCATCACATCGACCAGTCCATTGAAGGTCGCCGACTTCTGCGTGTAGGTTTCCTCCCCATCCAGCACCAGCATGCCGTTGATGCCCTTGGCCATCGCCGCTAGCTGCAGGCGCTGGAGCAGCTGCGCCTCATACGCAGGATCTGCCAGCTGCGACATGAGGTTCGGGATGTTCAGCACATCGACCTTCGCCTCGAACACCAGGCTGGCGATATTGGCGCTCGTGCTGTCCGCCTGCTTCACCGCGTCGCCGGTGGCCATCAGAACCGAGTCGCCCCAGCCGTCACCGTGATCGATATCCGGGTCCGGCCGATGGGCGCCGTGCAGGATGACCAGCCGCGAGGGGTGAATCTCGACCTGGCCGGCTCGAGCCGAGGTCAACGTGTAGAACGCGGGCCGGCCGTAGGTGGGCGACTCAGCATCGCGATCCTGCTCGCCTGCAGTCAGCATGCGCTTGGTCAGCACGTTGAGGTGCTTGATGCCCTCCTTCCTGACGCGCGTCGGATCCAGCGGCTTCGTGGGGTCTGTATCACCGGTACCGATGTAGATCGCAGCGCCACCGAACAGCCGCGCCTTGGTGTGCGCCTCCAGCAGCTTCACCTGAAGGCCAAGGCGCTTCTCCTCCGCCTCGATGGCGCTGATCTGAGTCTGATCGGCATTCCACGTCCGCCAGTTGCGGCAGCCGTCGAGCGCAGGGATGTCGATGATCTTGCGAGCGAGCCATGTGCCGCGATAGGCGTTGCTGGCGTCAATGTCGCTCAGCGGCGTGAGCGCGTAGTGGCTGTGCAGCGCCTTATCGCGTCCGGTGCCCAGGTTGGCCACAAGATTGACCAGCCCGTCTTTGAGTTGTGCGAGCTTGCCCATCAGAGTGCGTTTCCAAGGTTGTAGGTGCTGCCAGTGACCAATTCAGCGAATGCGCCAGAGAGCGCGTCGACCTGGTCGTCGTGTTTGGCGTTGGGGAACTCGGCGATCTCGTCGAGGAAGGCGGCCACCCATGGGCCATTCACCAGCTTGATGTTCCCGGCCTCGGCCTGCGCCTCCACCGGTGTTGCGCGGACTTCCTTCGATCCGGACTCGATCGCGGCCTTGATGTCCCAGCCGGCGAGCAGCTTGATCTGGTGCGCGGCGTTGGACTTGCCGGCGGCGCCAGGATCCTGCGGGATGCGCACCTTGATCGTCCTGCCGTCCTGCCGCGCGGTATTCGTCAGCATTCGCTCCACGCCGGCGGGCGACACCTGGTCACGCACCACGTCGAGCACGTAGTAGATGCCGCCTGTCTCGCCCAACAGCAGGCCGACCGTGTAGTCGGGATCGCTGCTGGTCTTCTCCTTCGGGTCGGTGGCCGCAAAGTCCCAGCGCCGAACCTTGCGCGCGGTCGAGATGGCCGGCGCCGCTTCCACGACCTCGAACCAATCCCGCTTGAAAGAGCCGCCGTCGCGCGGTGTTGGCCGCTGCTGGTACTGGCCGGCATACGCGTAGGTGCCTTTGGCGCGCTTCAGCCGTTCGATCTCGGCGCGGGGAAAGCGCTCCGGAAAGAGCAGCTCACCCTCCTGGGTGCGCGGATCCTCGAAGAACAGCTTGCCGTCGACGTAGGTGCGGCACGGACCGCCGGTCTTCTTGCCGTCCTTGTCCGTCCGCTCCTCCTCGAACTCCATCGGGAGATTGAGGTGGACGAAGCCCAGGTCCAGCTCCATCGCCACCGCTGCAATGTCCTGCTGGTGCAGGCGCTGCATGATGATGACCATGGCCGACGACGTGATGTCGTTGAGGCGGTCGGTGATGCCCTCGCGGAAGATGCGGACGGCGGTCTTGCGCTCGGCGTCGCTCTCGGCTGTTTCGGTTGAGTGCGGATCGTCGACCTTGACCCGGTCGCCGCGTCCGCCCGTCATCGAGCTGAAGGGTCGGGCCTCACTGAAGCCGTTGCCAGTGTTCTCGAACTTCCCCTTGGCGTTCTGGTCGCCGCGCAGCTTCAGCGGCCACGCCGCCTGGTACTGGTCGCTCTCGATGAGGCGCCGCAGCTTCAGGTTGTCGCGCAGGACGTTCGGCTGGCTGTAGGAGGTGGCCAGCGTCTGCAGGTCGGCGCGGCCGCACGGGCCCCACTCCCACGCAGTCCAGAACACCAGCACCAGCGACTTCATCATGCCGGGCGGCACGGTGATCAGCAGGAACTGGATGCGCCCCTCGGTGACTGCCTCCAGGTGCTGGCACATCGCCCGCAGGGCCCAACCGATCTTGAGCGGCCTGGTCGGCTCCAGCACCCACCAGTGCTCGCGAATGAATCCCTCCAGCGACTGCGACCGCGCCCGGATGCCCTCAACGTCCTCAGCAATCCGCAGCCGCTCCCGCTCAGCCTCCCGCCTCGACCTCTCCGCTCGGATCTCCGCCAGCGACGGCAAGCGGACCGAGGATCGATTCAAGGCGATCGAGCTCATCGTCTGACAGTTTGCTCAGGTCGTAGGTGCCAATGGCACCGGAATGGCGGTGGCGCTCGACGGCGAGGCCGTACAGCTTTGCCTTGCCCATGGTGGCGGCGACCATCGCGGACGCCTGCTTCTCTCCCTGGGCAATGCCCCGGGCTTCCTCCAGCTCTGCAGCCAGGGTGTGGACGGTCACGGCTGCCTGCTGGGCGACCTTGGCCTGCGCCTTCTGGATGGCGGCAGCGATGTCGGGTTTGGTCAGGTTCTCCGACCCGACACTCTTGGCGGTCTTCTCGCTATACCCGGCGCGGATGGCGGCCCGGGTTGCGTTGCGGTCCTTCAGGTACTCGACCACGAACTGCTGCTGCTTCTGGGTCAGCCCGGGCGCTGCACGCGCCTTGGGCTTGGGTTTCTTCTTGGGCATGGGTTTGGCTCCCCGGGTGGGGCCGATGGGTCAGGGGAAGAAACCGCCCCACCACAGCAGGGCGAATATCAGGATGGTGGCCACGATGCTGGACACGGCGTCGTGGTGCCCCGTCTTGGGCTCACCGTGCCTGGCGATATCCAGGCCGATGCCGAGCATGGCCAGCGCGAGATAGATCAACTGAGGTGCTCCCAGGCTCATGGCGTCACCTCGGTTGGCTGCTGGACGGTTTGGTATCGGTCGATGGCTTCGTCGCGCTCGGACTGGGCGAGCTCGCAGGCTCGTACAACTCGCGCCGCGCTTGCCCCGCGTAGTCGGTCTTGTTCAGCAGCTTCTGCGGCAGCGGCGGCACCACCGGACAGACGGTCGGTTTCACAACCTGCCCACAGCCGCCGAACCCGGCCAAGCTCGGAGTCACGGCCAGCAACAGCAGCCGCAATGCGTGCGTCGTAGTCAGCATCGATCTTGTCCTCTCGGGTGGTGGCCTGGTCACCGGCTTGCTGCGCGGCTCCGGCCTGCTGGTGTTCTGTCGTCCTGGCGGCCTGCTCCCCGGCCAGGGCGCCGAGGGCGGCCCCTGCCTTGTTCTCGCTGGTGGCACCCTCGGCACGATCACCGCGCCAGGACCAGCCGACACCGACCATGGCGGCCGACCACAGCAGCGCGGCGATGATGGCGACCGCTGTGCGGTTCAAGGCGCTTTCTCCGATACCGCCTTGGTCGCCGACGCACCGCACAGCGGGCATTCGATCTTGTAGTAGTCGCCCTCGCGCTGGTCGGGCTGGCGAATGGCCTCGTTGGTGTTCCACTCGAACACGGTGCCGCAGGTGTTGCAGGTGCTCTCGTGTGTGTCCCCGACCGACGGGTGACGGCCCTGCTTGATGATGCGCATGGTCAGATCCTTGCGTTGGTATAGGCGATCCAGATCCACGCCAGCGCGGCCAGTAGCAGGCCGCACAGGGCGGTGATCAGCCAGCCGGGTGGATCGCGTGGAGGCGGCAGGCCTCGGTCCCAGTGGTCGGCCATCTCAGACCCCACTGCCGCGGCGGGAATTGGTGAGGTAGTGCGCCACCACCCCGCCGAGCGCCATGTTCAAGCCGCCAACCAGGCCGGCGAAGATCTCGCGGTTCTCTGGCGGTACCGGTGTGTAGAGCGCCACGAAGAGGGCCGCGCCGTACAGCGCGAGGATCACGAGGGCGATGCCGAAGCGTGCGGCGCCGATGTTCCTGCTGGCGAAGGTCATGGCGCACCCGCCGATGCTCCCATCACCAGCTTCATGACCAGCCGGCTCACCGCGCGCTTGTCACGGTCGGTGGACAGGCTGAAGTAGTCCCATCGGAACTCCTGGATGATCGAGCCGAATTCCACCCAGTCGCCCTTGCGGGCAGCCGCCCAGAGCTCGCTGTTACCGCGCACTGCCTCGGCGCCGATGATGTCGGCGATCGCGATGATGTACGGCAGCGAGGGACGCATCTCCGGGTGGACCGTCAACAGCTCGAAGAAGCGCCCGCGCAGCAGGTGCTGGGCGACCATCAGATCCTCGGTCAGCTCCATGGTCGCCACCTGCTCACTCTGGTCACGCAGCTCGATCGCTCGTCCGTAGCCGAGACGCATCACGTTGTGGCCATCGAGGCGCGGACGCTGCGTCAGGCCCCACACCTCTTTCAACAGCACGACCGCCTCATCGCGCGATTCGCGCTCGACCTGCAGTAGGCCTGCGTCGTCCAGGTCCGGCATCGTCATGCACTCCCGACCTTGCCGCCGGCCTTGGTGTACGCGGCGATGAGCTTTTCGATCTTGTGCTCCGGCTGACCGTAGCCGGCACCCGGCAGGCTCGCCCACAGGTTGCGGACCTTGGCCACCGCTTCCACGAAGCGACCGGCCTGGATGTCGGCGATCGCGCGGCGCTCCTTGATCAGCTGCAGCGCCCAGCGGTCCTGTGAGAGCGGGCCGAAGTCCGGCAGCTTCAGCAGGTCGCGGTAATGCGCGTAGTCCTTGAGCATGAACTGGTAGCGGCCAGACGCATTGCTGGTCAGACCCTTCGAGTTGATCGCTTTCGACTTGCGGCCGCCGGCGAACGGATGCCGGGAGTAGTCGGTGAAGATCTCCGGCTTGCGATCGGCGCCAGTGACGATGACGTCATACCCGGCGTTCTTCGTGGCCGAGCTGGTGGACGTGCCCTCCGAATGCGCAAGCATGTCCAGGAAGGCCACGACGTTGCGGCCACCGGCTTGTTCGGGCGTGATGACCGCCATTGCTGTCTCCAAACAAAAAGCCCCGCCGGCTGGCAGGGCTTGAGCCGCACGTCGGCGGCGGAAATAGGTGCCGGTTACGGTTCCGGCGCTGCATGTGCAGCCGTCTCCCGGGCGTCTCTCGACGAGCCGGAGGTGCCGCGACCGGGTACTCCCAGTCCAAGCGGCGATAGGTGCCCGCTCCGCTGCCGGCTAGGCATAAGAGTTGATCCGGTCTGGGATGCGGGCATTGAAGAACGGCGAGCACCGCCGCGGTGGTCCTGTCCCTTCAGCAGGTCCGCTGCGCCGCGCTGGTCCCGCCCAGCTGGGCAGATCGCGGCAGTGCTCTCCGATAGGTACCGACCGCCGCCGGCGGATGGGTGGGCGGCGTCATGTCGCCGGCCCGTGCGCGATCCCGGCGCGCAGCGCCTCGCTTCTCGACGAGGACCTGGCACGCTGGCAGCGGTCGGTATTGGGCCCCAGAAACGCAAAAACCCGGCGCTTGGCCGGGTTTCAGGGGGAACTCTTGACAGTGCCGAAATAGTGCAGATTTGCTACGTCACAAGTCAAGCCCTTTTTGCGCTTTGCTCTATTTACTGGCTTGCCCGTATCAGCTCAGACTGGATACGGGCATAGGCGGAATTAATGTGGCGCGGCTGCAAAGAGCGCAAATGCCGGCCGAATTCGGCCCGCTGGTCTTTCGACAGCGTTCGAACAAGCGCCTGAACTCCATGGCACAACGCAAGCGTTTCTGCGCCGGCCTCCATTAGACCGCGAGATTGGCCTTCCATCGGGGTGTCAGACTGCTCAGACATGTTCGGTCCTTAACTTGGCTGGAGGAGGCAGCATATTCCCCGCGTTGCAAGAATCAACTTCGGCTAAGCGGCTTCCCTGCCGCGGAGCCAATCAAGCGAGCGGCTGAGCTCGTACCTGTACTGTCGCAGTGTGAATTGCCCGCCATACTGCTCTGCCACAATCCGAGACTTCACCGCCTGGCTCGCTGCAACGGTGAACTCAGTGCGCATCACCAGCACGCGCAGCGGAAACTGCCTCGACATCGAAGCCAGCGCCCGGTCGATCCAGCGCAGGTCGTCAGGGATGCCGATGTCGACGGCGACCTCCGGATTGTCGTGCGGCCGGTCGGCGTCGTTCCGCGCGCGCACCGGATCGACGGCCCATGCCGGGATCTCGCGAAGCGCTGTCAGCCCAGCCCGCTCAGCCATGAAGCGCCGCCGCTGGCGACCGTCGCGCTCCACCAGCTCGCAGAAGGCCTGCTCCACCGTCTTGGGCGCGTAGTCCTTGGCGTTCTCCAGCACATGTCGGCTGCGATCGGCGCGGCTGAGGGTGTAGCGGTTTGCGTGGGCGTATCCCCACCGGCGCAGCTCAGCGAGCAGCGGATCTTCATTACGCCGCATGGCGAAATTCCTCCAACGTTTCATCATCCAGCCGGAACTGCGGCAGCCTGCCGTCGTCCTGGCACATCCCCATCTGCCGGCTCTCATTGCCTTTGCAGTGCACGATCCCCAGCGTCCGATCGCGGCAGCCGCAGAACGCGCACAGCCCGCGCTTGCGCACTGCCGCCGCGTACCGCTTCCGCAGCAGCTTTTCGTAGTAGGCCTCGGGCCGGCTCAGGTTCGTCGGGTTGAGCGTCATGCAGCGAGGGCTCCCGGCTGGTTCTTCTGCTCGTGCCACAGCGCCATCAGCAACGCCTCAGCGCGGTCGCTGTGCTTCTTGAGGGTCAGGTATGACGCTGCAGATGGAAACCGGCGGATGGCCAGTTGTCGCGAAGCTTCTTTGTCCTTGCCGATCAGTCCGAAATGGCGCTTCCAGCTCTGCGGCTCGGCCAGGCTGAAGGGGATGCCCATCACCTCGAGCACCGCCTTCGCCTTGGCGTAGCTCTCGCCGAAGTTCATCGAGGATTGCGCGCCGGCCTGTCGGCCGTCCTTCGGCGGCATGGCTCGAACCCGCTCCACGCATCCCGCGAATACCGCGCCGGGATGCTGGCTGCGAATCTCACGGATGAAAACCGCGATCGCACGCGCATCGACTTCCTGCTTCTTGCCGACCGTCATTGTCGGCATGTCCAGGATCGGGCCAGCCTCGCCGTCGATCAGCGCGGCCACGGCGCCGGACATGCCGGGGTCAATTCCGAACACCACGCGCAAGGTCATGCCGCAACCTGCAGCTGCAGGTGCGCACGCCGGTCCAACAGGTCATCGCGCAACTCTGCGTGCGTGATCCGATGGTTGTAGGTGCCGAGCAAGGTGCGCACCGGCAAGGCGTTGCGCACGCAGTCGGCGCGCCGGGTGCCTACTGTGCCGTCCAAGCCGACGTGCACGTTGTGGTTCACCTTCCTTTCCATCAGCTTTTTCATGACGGTACGCATCACTTCGTTGATTTCGTCGGTTAGCAAGTTCATCCCTGCTTCTCCAGTTCGGCCAGCAGCGCGTCGGCCTGCTTCACCGCGTCGTGCGCAATCCACTGGCTGACCTTCATGTCGTTCACGGCCGCATGCCGCGCCAAACGGTTGTAGCCGTCCTCGCTCTGGATGCTGCCGACGATCCCTTGCATTGCCGCCTTCGCGAACTCTTCGCGCTTGGTCAGAGTCTCCACACGCTGATCGCCGTTCGAGATCAGCTTCGCTGATTGCTGGATGCTCATGCCGCCTTCCTCCGCTCTTCATCGGCTTCGTCCCACCCTTCGCGCCACGCCTCGCGTAGCAGCGCGCCCTCCTCGCCCATGGCGTACTTCGGTGAGTCGTCGCGCTTCTTGCTGGCCTGACGCGCGCGGTGGCCGGCGAGCCGGGCGTTCTCATAGCTTTGCTGGTTCATGCTGCCCTCGGGATGTTGAGTAGTTGGTCCTGGTAGGTCTGCCAGGCTTCAGTGCCGCGGCCGCCCAGGACATCGAATGTCCAGATGCGGAACTCGCGGGCGTGGTGCTTGAAACTGGGTCCGAAGACCTCGCGCATGCGGTCGCGGGTCATGCCGGGCATCTGGTCGCCGTCGTGGTGCCAGGCGCCGAGTGCGACGACTGCGTGCTGGCCGATCTGCTTCTGACCGTGCAGGTCGCCGAGGTTGCGGTGGTGGATCTGCGTGTGGCCGCACTGGATGGCGCGCTGCAGGCCGGCGGCGATGCGCCAACGGCACACGACGCAGCCGAGTGCGCGCGCGGCGTCCTGGTAGGCCTGCTCTGCCCTGTTGGCGGTTCTGATAGCGCGGCGCATCAGCTTTTAGCCCTTGCGCTTGCCTGCCTGCCGGCTGCGCGGCACGATGCGGGCACAAGCTCAAAAGGACCGCTATGGCCGACCCAACCTACTGCCCTTGGATAATCGGCGCTCCATGCCTCAAGCCGGAAGTATGGGCAGCCTGGGTGCAGGCACTCCTGTCTGCTGCGGCAATCTACTTCGCTGCGCGTCTGGCCAACCGCCAAGAACGACGGACTATTGCGCGACGCGCCGAGGTTTACTTCCGATTGATGACCCTCGCATCGATCGAAGCAGCCAGAGTAAAAACGTTCTTCACTGGCGCAGCTGACGAGGTACCGCGCGCGTCCGTGTACCCGCCACTTGCAAAGCTTTTCGAGCAATACGCTCGTTCTTTGAGGGAGGTACCGCTCGACAGCATCGCGGACGCGCGTCTTTTTGTCCCGATTTACAACACGGCACAAGGGTGCGAGACAGTTGCCCAATTGCTTCGAGAAGAGAAATTCGAGAACGGCACTCCTGAGTTGAAGGCCTGGTTCGCTTCTCTCGAGGAGGCGCAGTTTCAGCTGGCACAAAGTTCCCGCCAGGCGCGCGCCGTGCAGGGTGACTATCACGTCGAACAGTTCACGACCACTGTTAAGCAGTGGGTGAGAGATTGGAGAATGAGCAGGATTCGAGCCAAACATTAGGCCGCTCTCCTTTGCTCGCCGGCCATCAGCAAGTACTCGGCTCGCAGGGTGTCCGTCAGGCCGGGCAGGTACCTTTTGTCGATGTGATCACAGATACCCCGGAAGAACTCGCCAAACTCGCCTTCGTCCATCTCATCGAATGCAATGGAGCGCGGCTGAGCGACAGCTGCTTTTCCCAGTGGGCCCAGATCGATCTCGAATGGCTCGCAGAAGACGCCGGCCTCGGTCTGCATGCGCTTGATGGCATCGTGCGCGGTAAGCGTTTCAAAGCCCTCGATGCCGTCCACCAGAAGATGCCCGAGCGCATGCACCATGCGATGGAAGGCCGGGTTGCGCGGCTGCTTCAGCTCCGCGCGGATCTCGCGGCCGACGTTGAAGCGGCGCTCACGCAGCAGCCGGCTATCGATCTGGTTCGCCGGCACCAGCGCGCCGACCAGCTCACCGGTGTCGGGATCGATCAGCTTGCGCACCACCAGGTAGATCGGGCGCGCAGCGCGTTTGGCCCGCACCTTCTTCGCGGCTTTGGTCATGGTCATGCGTCGACGTCCTGCTGCGGCTTGCGCGGCTTGAGGTTGCGGAAGCCGCGCGAGCGCGGCGCGGGCTTGCCGTCGTCGCTTTCGATCGGCGACGGCTCCCAGTACTCGGGCAGGTTCTGGAACTTGAAGCGCTCCGGCATGTAGAGCACGCGCACCTCGCCAGGTGGGCCACTGCGCTGCAGCGGAACCAGCAGCTCGGCGGTGCCCTTCCAGCGGCTGTCGCGGTGGTACACCTCGTCGCGGTAGATGAAGATCACTGCATCGGCGTCCTGCTCGATCGATCCGGAGTCACGCAGATCCGCAGGCTGCGGGCGCTTGTCGGGGCGGTCCTCCAGCTTGCGATTGAGCTGCGAGAGCAGCAGCACCGGCACGCCCAGCTCACCGGCAAGAAGCTTCAGGCCGCGGCTGATATCGCCCACGCCGTTGGCGCGGTTGTCGCCCTGGATCTCCATCAGCTGCAGGTAGTCGATAACGATCAGGCCCAGCGGCTTGCGGGCGTGCTGCCGGCGTGCCTGCGAGCTGACGTGCTCGACGCGTGCGCGGCGCGGCCGGCTGACGAAGATCTCCGCCGCGCGCAGCTTGCGCATCGCGCTGGTGACGTTCGTCCAGTCCACGTCGTCCAGGTCGCCGGAGCGGATCCGGTTGCCATCGATGCCGCCGACCGATGCCAGCATGCGATCGCCCAGCTCCTCCGCCTGCATCTCGAAGCTGAAGACCGCGACCGCTTTGCGCAGATTGAGCGCGACGTGCTCGGCGATGTTCTGCGCCAGCGTGGTCTTGCCCATCTTCGGGCGCGCCGCCAGGACGTACAGACCGCCCGGCTTTAGGCCACCCAGCAGCGTGTCGAGGTCGTCGATGCTGGTGGTGATGCCATGGATGCCGCCACCGTCGCGGGAGCGCTCGCCCAAGCGTTCGAAGACGCGGTCCATCACCGGCGCGACGGATTCGAGTTCGCATGGCTGGCTGTCCATCAGCGCGCCGATGCGCGATGTTGCGGCGCCGATCAGCTCAACGCTGCTCTGGCCTTCCGGGTTGAAGCCTGAGTTGGCGATCTCGGTACCGACTTCGATCAGCCGGCGCAGCCGCGCCTTGTCCGCCACGATCTCCGCATAAGCGCGGATGTTGGCCGCCGACGGCGTGGTGCTGGCCAACTCGATCAGGTACGCACCATCGGCCACCTGCTCCAGAAGCCCCTGCGCTTTGAACCAATCGCCCATGGTCACCATGTCGAACGGCCGACGCGGGTTCCCTGTCGCCATCTCGCGGATGGCGCGGAAGATCAGCACATGGTCGCGGCGGTAGAAGTCGCCCTCCTCCACCAGGTCGGCGATGTCGTCCCATGCGCGGTTGACCAGCAACAGGCCGCCGAGCACAGCCTGTTCGGCTTCCACGCTGTGCGGCGGCATGCGCAGCTGCTCGAGCTGGTGAGGCTGGTGATCGCCGCCGCTGGCGTACAGCTCGGCCATGCGCTCAATTTCGTCGTGGACGCTCATGCGGCGTGCTCCGTCATCGCCCGATCAAACAGCTTCGCGATGACGTTTTCGCGCAGCAGGTACTCGAAGTCGGGCTTCCAGTTTTCGTGGCCGGCACCGCCAGGTTTGCGGCCGGAATGGAACTCGTCGTCAGCGGCGGTCTCGAACAGCGCCGTCCAGAATTCGGGTGTTACACGCTCGTCGCCGTAGAGCTGCCGGCAGATCGCCCGGACGGTCGGCAGGGCCTTCTCGACGGCCTTGAGCCGCGGCTTGTTCAGCACGGTGCATGCGGTCAGTTCGCCGTTGGGCTTGGCAAGCACGCGGTTGTAGGCGGCCTGTGCTTCCTCGGCGATCTGCTGGATCCGCTCGGCTTTGCGTTTGCTCAGGTCTGCAGGTGGGGGACCAGGCGGGGTCAGCGTCAACGACGCGGACGAATCCGAGCGAAGCGAGGATGTTTCCTCTTCCCTTCCCTGTTCCTTTCCCTTCCCTGTTCCTTTCCTTTCAGGTGGTGAGGGCTCACTGAGTTGTGCGTGAGTCGTAACTGAGGACTCCCACACCACCTGCATCGCCTTGATTTTGCTGGGTGTTGGCCTGTTGACCCGCTGGTGCTCATCGAATTTCACGACGCGGCCATAGCGCTTCCCGTCTTCGCCGACGCCGAGCTCGATGAAGCCGACTTTTGCCAACGATTGGAGGCTGTCGTGAGTACTCACTGAGGACTCACGGAGCGGTAAGCACTCGGCTTTAACCAGTGCAGGGTTGGCGTTGAAGTAGCCCTCGTCATCCGCGTGGTTGAGCAACGCGGCGGCAAGCATGTGCGTGATCTCTGGCAGTGCGCTCAGATCCTCGTGCTTCCAGAATTCGGGCTTGATGGTGCGGATCCTGGCCATCAGACAATCCCGCCCGCCCGCTCCATGCGCTTTACCTGACGGTCGCTTCGGCCCTCGCACTCGCGCTTGAGGTCCAGCCAGTAGGCGCGTGCGAGGCCCTTCTTGCCGGCCCCCTGCGCCTGCCGCAGCAGCTCGGCCAAGCGGCGAATGCGGCGCTCCCGGCGCCAGTCTTCCAGCAGCTGCAGGATCATGCTGCGGCCCTCGTGACCTTGGCCTCGGCGAACGCGGCCTGCGCCATCTGGCCGAAGATCGCCTGCAGCTGGCCGCACAGCGTTGCCAGTGCCTTTGCCTCGTTGAGGGTGAGCACCTGGTCTGCGTACGAATCGGCGATGAGCTTGCAGAGCTTGCCCTTCAGCTCGCCGGCATCCAGCAGCGATTCGACAACGCCAGCGGCGAGCGTCACGTCGGCGCGCTGGACGATGAAGTCGTGCTCGGCGGCCAGCGCGTGCAGGATCCGGAAGTCGCCGCTCAGCCCCATGATCTCGCTGGCTTCGGCCAGGGTCAGGTGGTGCGTGCGCGTGTTCGGGTTGACCTTGCTGCGGAGGACGGCCGCAGACATCTGCTTCTCCTCGCCCTTGTCGTTGATCGAGATCAGGCGTGTAGCCAGGGCAAGGCTGCCGCCGGGATAGTCTTTGACGGTCTTGTGTGCTGCATCGGAGATGTTCATTGGCGGGACACCTGAACGGGGATCGTGAAGGGACCATCCGCCACGCTTTGCGCCATGGACGCACTGCAACGACGGATCAAGTCAGCGAGAAGAAGGGCCCCAAACGTCACGACGATCGTGCGTGTGGGAGGCAACGTATTTGGGCTGCGGTGGGTCGACGGCCGCATGCTGGTAAAGCTGTTACGGAAGGGAAGCTAGGTGGGCACGCGCCGGGCGGTACGATGTGGTTTCCCCCCTACTGCTAGCGAAGGAGATGGGCGAATGGCCGGACTTCTTGATCGAGCACTCCAGCGCAAATTGCTGGAGGAGCTCGCGACCGCGTATCCCAGCAACATTGAAGGTCACGAGCTGGCGAGGTTGATTCCAGGGGATGCCTTGCGGGTCAACATGGCTTACCTGGAAGAGCACGACTTGGTGAAGGCCAGGTTTTACAGCGATCTCGAACACGGACCGCAGCTCACCCACTGCAAAATCACAGCCAAGGGAATCGATTTTCTTTCCGATGATGGCGGCCTCGGCGCGATCCTCGGCGTAGTGACGATCAAGCTTCATGAGCAGGATCTCCAGGCACTAATTGCGAGCCGGATTCAGCAGTCGACGTTGCCTCAGACTCAAAAGCAACAACTGACCGATCAGCTGCGCAAGCTGCCTGCCGAGACCACAAAACACCTCGCCATGAAGCTTGTGGACACCGGCTTGCAGAATTGGCCAGCTGCACTTCAGCTACTTCAAAATGCCGTGGGCTAGCGGCCATGCGACGCATCACCAACCAACTGCTTTCCGTGAGGGCGATGCAAAACTCATCGACGCTGATCGCCCCGCGCGCGTCTTCCACGAAGAGGCCGCGCGGAGCAGCGACCAGCGCGTGGATTTTCACGTCAGGCAGCATCGGCCACCTCCCCTGCGGGGTTGGCCGGGGGCCAGATGTCGGGCCGCAGTTCGGTCAGAGAGACAGCTCCCTGGCTCTGAACGTGCAGCTGGCGCACCAGGCCGCCATCGAAGCGCTGGCCTTTGCTCATCGCCTTGCGGAGATAGCCAATGGAAGTGCCAGCGCGAACGGCGTAGTCGGCCTGCTCGGCTGGGGTCAAGGTCGTGAGGTAGCTGCGCAGAGTGTCCATGCGCAAACAATACCCTTGGGTAATCATCAAAGCAATACCCGCAGGGAATTTACTTGTAGGTAAGTGACAGGCTGCAATATGAGGATGGACAAATACGAAACCCGTCGCCTCGCCCTAAAGGCCTTCATCGACTCCCTGGGCCGCGGTGGGACAGCGCAGGTCGCATCGCGTATTGGCAAAGATGCGAGTTACGTGTCCCGCATGCTCTACGACGAGGGCAAGCCTGGGAGGAAACGGATCGGGGAGGACACCCTGGAAGCGCTGGCTAGGGCTTACCCGGAGAAATTTGGCTCGTCGATTTCTGTCTCACCAGTCCCAGCGACTGAGACGGCTGGGGATTACGTTCGCGTCCAACACTTGGACGCGGAGGCAGGCATGGGCGAAGGACGGATCAACGACGACTACCCAGAGGTGATTCGCTCGATGGATTTCGAGCCAGCTTACATTCGCTCAGTCGTGGGGTTCGTGCCGCCACCCGGCCGTTTGATCCTCATCACTGGCCGCGGTGACTCAATGATCCCGGTGATTCAACCAGGTGAGTCGCTGATCGTCGACACAGGTGTCGCAGGCTTCGACGGTGACGGCATCTATTTGATCAACACTGGAAACGGGCAGCAGATCAAGGCACTTCAGGATAGAGGTGACGCCATCTATGTCGTCAGCGCCAATGCTGGCCTCTACCCTGCTTTCCCTCTTCCCGCTCATGCTCTGGTAGCCGGGAAGGTTTACCTGCGCAACCGCATTGATCGATTGAACTAGGGGTGTAAGGGATGAAGTACTCATGGGTCACCGCCGCTCTGCTATCGCTGCTGCCTTTGCATGTATCAGCAGAAGATCAACCTCCAGCGCGTACCTTTTTGCAGGAGGTCAACGGCTCTTTTGTGAGCTGCCCCCGATTGCTGGGAGAAGAAGAGCTCAACAAGCGTCTCTATGGCCGAGCGGCTCCGAGCAACGCGGGAGCAATCGGCGACTGTGCAAACGACGGGCGTGCACGTTTACGTGCAGCATATGACGCATATGTCGCGTCAAACCCAGGCGCTGAGGCGAAATCTTCTGCAAAGAACCTGTACGCGGCATCGCTCGCTTACGGCGACGCGATCATCAAGGCCACTTCCAGGCGGGACTTGGACAACGGCATTGCACAGGCAGAGCTGAGTAAGGCCAAGTCGATTTTCATCATCGACTCTGGGTTGTAACGGGCAGTGGCGGGTACCGACGAAGCGTTCCAAACAGCGCTCATCGAAGTGCAACTGCTGACAGCTTTCTTGAACAAAACGCCTTTGGTTCCGGACGAGGTCAGCCTTGCGCTATCGCGGGAATACTCTCGATCAATGTGGGACAAGATGCTTGCTACGGGCTGCACCTTAGGCGAAGCATCAGGAGGTCCGGGGACTGCAATGGTGACCCGGGATCACGCGGAGTTTGTTGCGTATATGAGGTCCATTTCAGACGACCTTGCAGCGCAAATAAAGATCGTGAAAGAAGGTGTTGAACACTACCTCCGACATGGCGATTCTCCGCCGCCGGCGTACGCGTGGCGCGTGGCCGTGATCCTGCGAAAGCGCAAAATTTTCAGCGTAGAGGCTGATTTTTTGGAGGCATTCGCGGCGCATTTCTGCCACGAGAGCGTAGGCAGAACAGAGATCCAGATAGCCCAGAGGGCAATTAAGGCCAGAATGCTTGCCACACGGGCCGCCACGGCCGCACCTGAGTAGCACCACAAGGCCTATCCCAGCCCGACGAACGAAGTTTTGCCCTGTCACGCTACGAGGCGCGCAGCCCCGTGACCAAATAACTTACCTTTGGGTATTGACTTAACAGATACCCGCGGGTAACTTACCTCCATCGCAACGAACCACCCGGATCCCGCCGGGGACGTGCGACGGAGAACGTAGATGTACGACCAGCACCTACTTGTCGGAACCTCAGTGGCGATCACCATCGCCGCGCTGGCGGGACTCGGAACGCGCCTGATCAGGAAGCGCGTTTCGGCGCTCGATGCGGAAGCCTTCATGCGCTGCCCCGTTGGGGACGATTACGCACTGCAGCTCATCCTTGCGGTCAAGCAGCTCCCGGAAGCGCAGGCTGTAGACGCGCTCATCCGCCGTGGTGACTTGGACAGTGTGGGCGCCAGCATCCAGTGGTTCGTTCAGCGCCTCGGGGTGGATGCGGAAAGAAAGTGCGGTGCCTTTTTCGACAACGGCGCCAACGAACTGCTGCCCGTGTTCGACCCTCAGGCGATGGGCTTGGCCCTTCCCATCCCGGCCAGCTATCAGGCTTATGTCTGCGATGGTCACCGCTACACCGCCACGGTTTACGACCTTGATGAGAAGGCGGGTCGGCTTGTCATGGACTGGCTCGAACTGCATGCCGATTCGGAGACTGCGGGCACCTCGCACGTAGTTGATAGCCAAGTTCGAGACAGCGACCGCGCAGCCGATAACGGCAGCCGCGAACGTGACCCATTGTGCCCAGACAGGCATAGCGCTTCCTCCATTGGCGCGAATTCGCTTACAGATCATAGCGGCCAGTCCGCCCAGCGTGGGGAGGCCTGAGCCATGGTCAATCGCCACCCGTACCACCCGCAATGCGGCTGCGCGACCTGCAGCCGGCATGAGCTGTCCGACGAGCGCGCCGACGTTCAGGCGCTGGCCCTGCACCGCGATGGCGGCGTTCTGAGCGAGGCGCTGGGCGAGCTGACGACCGAGCAGCTGGCCCTGATCGCTGGCCACTTGGCACAGGGCAACGACGCTGGCGCGGCAGAGATCCTGCGCACCACCATCACCGACTACATCGCCAGCGAGATCGATCGGCGCATGGACGACGTGGGCACCACGAAGCTGGAAACGGTGCAGCACATGCTGACGGTCTACGAAGCCACGCCGGCGCCGATTGCCGCAATGCCGTGGCAGGTGGCCGCATGAGCGCCACTTACCTCAATCCCTGGCACGGCAAAGTGGCACTGTCCAGCGAGTGCACGCCCACATTCACGACGGATTCCAAGCCAAAGCAACATCGCGGGTTTCTGATCTACCAGCGCGTCCCGGGATCGTTCGAGGTTGTGAAGGATGGGGTTTGTCTGACGCAGCGCGCTGGCCTACATGGCGCGTTGTGGGCGATCGACAACCTGATCGACAACCCCAACGACTGGCAAGCACAGCGGATGGCTGGTTACCTGGCTCTCGCGACGCAGGTGCCGGCATGAGCGCCGTCATCCCCTTCCCCACCGCTGCACGCGGCGCCGACCTGGTACGCGACATCGCGCTCGATCGTGGTTATGGCGCGATCACCGTGGCGCAGCTGGTGCGCACCTTCCAGCCCGACAACGTGCGGCCGCTGCGGGTGCAGGCATCGCAGCACGTGCGCGATCCGGACGAGTCGGCAACCACCTACTTCGACGGCCCGGAGGCTGCGTGATGGACGAGATGGATGAGAAGGAATTCCAGCGCCACATGCTGCGCGAGGACATTCCGTTCGCGATCGTCTGCATGGTTGTGGGCGCTGTGCTGACGCTACTGGCACAGGCGGTGTTCTCGTGACCGGCCGCCGCTACACCAGCTTCGCGTGGCTCTGCGTGCTGGTTGTCGTGCTGGTGGCGTTTGGCTGGCTTGCCTATAGCCGCAACGCCGCTCTGATCGCCCAAGCGCTCCACACGATCGCGTTTTTCCTGGCGCTGCATCTGCCCGAGAGCTGGTGCAACGCCCGTGCGAGCGCGCACCGCGACCAGGTGCAGCCGGCCACCGGTAGCACACCCGATTTTCCGGAACCGCCGCGCCGCGGCATCCGCTGATCCCCGCCGGTCCGCCGGCACCACCGACGAGGTATCCAATGTTTCAGCTCGAAAGGCACGAGGCGTCCATCGCCAACGTCAACCAACGCATCCAGCGGCACGGCGAAGAGCGCCAGCTGGCCGCCGACATCAAGTTCGTCCTGAGCGTCAGCAATGAAGCGCTCGATTCGTTCGACTCCACGCTGCGGCACGACCTGTTCCGCAAGCCGGCGAAGGGCGAGCAGCAGGATTTGCCGCAGATCGGCGGCGATGGCCTGACCGCGGTGAAGCATCCGGCGCTGGAGCCGCTGAAGCTGAGCCACGAGTTCACCGGCTACGAGATGCACCTGGCCGGCCTGCTGGAAGCCGGCGATCCCATCGTTCTGGTCGACGTGAAGCTCAAGCGCTTCGTGATCGAGCCGAAGGAAGGCGGCAGCTTGGCGATGTCATTTACCGCCTCGTCTGAGGTAGACCCGCAGGAACTGGCCGAATTGTCGGAAGCGCTGATCCGCGAAGACGTGCTGTTGTCGCTGATCGCGCCGAAGCGCGCCGGCCAGGCTGCCGAGGATCTGACCGAAGGCGGCGACACCCTGGATGCGCAGGACACCGCGGCAGCTGCTGCCGAAGCCGCAAGCCTGATCGACGCCGGCAAGAAGGTGGCGGCATGAACGCGCCCGTCCGCATTCCGCTGATCGACGTGGAAAGCCGCCAGATCGCGGCGATCGGCCACGACTCTGCCAGCCAGACACTAGCCGTGCGCTTCAAGAACTGGAAGGGCGAGATCACCTCGCTCTACCACTACGACAACGTCACCGCTGAGGACTACGCCGCGCTGCAGGCGGCCGAGTCGAAGGGCGGCCACTTCAACAAGGTGATCAAGGCCGACCCGGTGCGCTGGCCCTACCGCAAGGTCGAAGACCGTCCGCTCTCCGACGCGGCCTGATCCCAAACCCTGATCCGTGGCAGGTGTCCACGGACGCGATCGCACCGCGCATTGACTCTCGAAGGTCAGACGTTAAAGGCAGGAAGGGAACCGCACGCACCGCCGATATGTGCGCGAGAAGGAGCGGGAGGCCACAAGCCTATACAGCCGGGAAAGACCGGCCCCAGCGAAAGCTCATGGGTGAACGAGTGGTGCGGATGCAACGCCGCTGACCGCCGGGAAAGACCGGCCTCTATCCATAGCGGAGCGGCTTGCGATCAACGAGCGTCCATGTCTTGCGTATCGAAGACCAGGCCGCTCCGCTATGGAGGGAATGCGCAGTGGTGATGCGCGAATGCCTAGGCAACTGGGAGCGCCCAAAGCGGGACACCGCCCACGGGAAAGAAGGTTCCGGCCTTCTGTCAAAAACCGGGAAACAGGCGACCTGCCGGCCAAAGACGTGCGCATGAACCTAGCCGGGCGCACGCGGTAATCGGAGCCACAGCATGCGGTAGCAAGCCGGGATTACACCGCCGGCCCCTCCACCCATCGACAACACGCCGGCGGCGCCGGCAGGAGATTGCAGTGAACGCAGTTGCACAGATCAAGCCGACCGGCGGCCAGATGGTTACCGCAGAACAGGCCGAAGCGATTCGCACCGCGCTGAAGACCAGCCTGTACCCGGGGGCCACCGACGAATCCGTCGACATGGTGCTGGCGTACTGCCGCGCCGGCGCTTTGGACCCGATGACAAAGCCCGTGCACATCGTCCCGATGTGGGTACCGGAGAAGAAGCAAGGCAACCGCCTGATCAGTCCAGCGGGCATGCGTGACGTGATCATGCCCGGCATTGAGCTGTATCGCACGAAGGCGCACCGCACTGGCGAATACGCGGGTCAGGACGAAGCGACCTTCGGACCGACCATCGAAGAAACCCTCGGCGGCGTTCGCGTGCGCTATCCCGAGTGGTGCAGCGTCGCGGTGTACCGCCTGGTCGCTGGCAGCCCGGTGCGCTACTCGGCCAAGGCTTACTGGCTCGAAAGCTACGCCACGCAGAAGCGCGATAGCGATGCCCCTAACGCGATGTGGAAGAAGCGCCCTTTCGGACAGCTCGAAAAGTGTGCCGAGGCGCTAGCGCTGCGCAAAGCGTTTCCGGAAGCCGTCGGCGCGCAGCCCACTGCCGAAGAAATGGAAGGTCGGGTCCTGGAAGGCGAAGCGACCTCGGTGCGCCAAGAGCAGGCGCCCAAACAGATCGCCACCGAGCTGGCCGCCTACCCGGCCGACAAGTTCGCAGAGAACCTGCCGGCATGGGGTGAGCTGATCAAGGCCGGCAAGAGGACTGCTAGCCAGATCATCAACATGGTGAAGACCAAGGGCTCCCTCACCGAAGAACAGATGATCGCGATCGAGGCTTTCGACCAGGCTGAAGACGTGGCCGACGAAACCTCCGAAACCGGCGCAGACGCCGATGCGGGCCCGATCGATTGGGATGCCCCGGGCGAAGGAGAGAAAGCATGAAGACCGTCGACCTGATTCAGGGTTCCGCAGAGTGGCATGCCCACCGCGCAACCCACCTCAACGCCAGCGACGCGCCGGCGATGCTCGGCTGCAGCCCGTACAAGACACGCGCGCAGTTGGTGCGCGAAGTCGCCACCGGCATCGGTGAGGAACACGACGACGCCACACTCCAGCGCTTCGCCGATGGCCACCGCTACGAAGCCCTCGCGCGCCCGATCGCCGAGCAAATCATCGGCGAGGATCTGTATCCGTGCGTGGGCACCGAGGGGAAGTACTCGGCCAGCTTCGACGGCCTGACGCTGCTCGAGGAAACTGCGTTCGAGCACAAGAGCCTCAACAACGACTTGCGCGCTTGCATGCGCGATGAGGGCAACGGCTGGGGCCTGCCCAAGCATTACCAGGTGCAGATGGAGCAGCAGCTTCTGGTATCCGGAGCTGAGCGCGTGCTGTTCATGGCGTCGAAGTGGAATGGCGATGTGTTGGTCGAGGAGCGCCACTGCTGGTATGCCAGCAATCCGGATCTGCGCGCCGAGCTGGTCGCCGGCTGGGAGCAGTTCGAGGCCGATGTCGCCGCCTACGAACATGTCGAGAAAGCGGAACCGGCCGTCACCGGCCGCGCGCCCGAGACGCTGCCGTCGCTGCACATCGCCGTGACCGGCATGGTGACGGCGTCCAACCTCGCCGAGTTCAAGGCATCGGCGATGGCCGTGCTGAGCGGTATCAACCGCGAGCTGCAGACCGACGACGACTTCGCCAATGCCGAGCAGACGGTGAAGTGGTGCAAGGGCGTCGAGGATCGGCTGGAGGCGACGAAGCAGCAGATCCTCGGCCAGACCGCCGACATCGACGCGGTGTTCCGGACCATGGACGACGTCGCCGCCGAAGCGCGCCGCGTTCGACTGGAGCTGGACAAGCTGGTAAAGGTCGAGAAGGACAACCGCCGCACTCAGATCGTCGCCAACGGCGTGCAGTCGGTGCGGGATCACTACGCGTCCATCAATGCCGGTCTTGATGCGCATGCACTGGCGGTTCCGCCTTCGCTGCAGGCCGACATCGGCGCGGTGATCAAGGGCAAGAAGTCGATCAGCAGCATGCAGGATGCCGTCGGTACCGCTGCAGCAAACGCCAAGATCGCCGCCAGCCAGCAGGCCGAGCGCGTGCGCGCGAACGTGCGCGTGCTGGAAATGGAAATGGGCACGTTCGCCGGCCTGTTCCATGACCGCGTGCAGCTGTGCGCCACGAAGTCGCCAGAGGATCTGCGCAACCTGATCACCGCGCGCATCACGGAACAGCAGCGCGTCGATGAGCAGCGGCTGGAAGCGCAGCGCGAGAAGATCCGTCAGGAGGAAGCGGCCAAGCTGGCGCACGAGCAGCAGGAGCGCGAGGAAGCGCAGCGTCGCGCCGATGCACAGGCCGAGGCAGCACGTGTCGCTGCTGCTGTGCCGGCGCCCGCCGCAGAAGCTGCGCCCGCCCCGGTGGTCGCGTCGGCACCGGCACCAGTGGCGGCGGCTCCCGCTGCCCTCTCCCCTGCCCTCGCTCAAGCGGTCAAGTCATCGGCTGCGCCGGCACCGGCCCAGGTCGTGCGCATCAAGCTCGGCGACATCAACGCCAAGATCGCACCGCTCACGATCACCGCCGATGGCTTGGCGCAGCTCGGCTTCCTACCGTTGACCATCGAGCGCGCCTCGAAGCTGTACGACGAGGCGGAATTGCCGGCCATGTTCACCGCCATGCAGCAGGTCTTCGCACGTGCGGCCAACGCCAGCTACCAGCAGGCCGCCTGATGTCGCGCGTCTGCACCAGCTGCACTCGGCGTCTTGATGAATCCGAGTTCCCGACGCAGAACGGGCGCGTCGTCAACGTCTGCGTGCTCTGCCGGAACGACATCAAGCGGGCGCAGACAAGGCTCGCACCGATCCGCCGTGATCCCGAACAGATCCGGTTGAACAACATCTGCTGCACCTGGTTCGGCCCGGTGCAGCGCACTCACCTGCTGAGGAATGCGGCATGAGGACTTGGCAAACCATCGACAGTGCGCCCGACGGCGAAGTGGTCCACACCAAGATCGATGATCAGTACGGCGTTCGTAACGAGCAGATGCTGAAGCGGAGCGGAAAACTCTGGTGGTTCCCGGATGGCGGCATGTACGTCTACTACACGCCCACGCACTGGAAGCCGCGCATAGCGGCATCGGCGGCACCCAAATGAGCAAGCACCTCACCCGCCGCGCGCCGAAGCGCAAACGCGGCCTGTGCTGGGGCCGCACGTCGGACGAAAGCACCAGCGTCGTGAGATGGCAGCTGTTCCGCCGCGATCACCGCGGCGCACTGCACACGTCCACCTTGCAATTCACCTACGCCGAACCCCGCGCCTACATCGCACAGCGCCTGCGCAATGCACGCCGGAAGCTGCGCGACCGCGTGGACGAGATCGACCTGGCCGCCATGGGAGTCACCGCATGAGCTCAGTTCCTAAGCCGCGGGTACGCCGGCAGCTGCACCTCTGCAACCAACCAATCCCACCACCGCTGAATGTCTGCGAGCAAGCCAACGACAGTGACCGTGCCCCGGAACCCATCAGCTTCGCTGACCACGTGCGCGGTGCGCTGGACGGAGTGGCGAAAGTGGCCGCCATGGTTCGAAACAAAGAAGTCGAAGAAGATCGGAATGCTCAGGTTCAGTCCCCGCAGCTCTGGGTCGCTGAGGCTTACATGCTTGGTCGCGACGCAAATGGCACAGCAGTGGCGCATCTCGGGGACCTCCAGCACCCAGCTCTTCAACTCGTTCTTGTTGTTGATCGGCCTTCCCGCAAGGCGTTCGAACCGGCTCCAAAGGGCATCTTTCTCGGCGTGGAACGCAAGCCATTCCATCAAGTGCCACGCGGTCGCGAAGGCATTCGCTGCCGCGAAAAGCAGCGCTTGCTCGGCACCATCTTCGTACTCCGGGCCAATGGGCACGGGGCGACCCGCCAACGATTCGACCTGACGAACTTCCCAGGCGAGCTTTGCCCGCATGTCCCAAAACGACGCGAGTCCGAGGGTCCAGTCGCGGGAGTCACGCTTTTCGGCGGCCATAAAGCATCTCCAATGGAGACCAGAGCATGATCAAATCGCATCCCAACGACAAGCTCGCCGCGCTGCAATGGGCCGTCGAGCGCGCGCGCCAGGCCGCCGCCGGCGACGAGCTGGTCCGCCTCAACGTCCTACCTGCGCTGCAGCAGCTGCGCGACGAAGCGCGGCGGGAGGCTCGTCGGTGAATACCGTGGCCGTCCTTTTCGCAAGGCATGACAGCGTCTACAAGACTATCTCAGGCTGTGATGTCTACGACCTTGATCGCGATGCGCTCACGTTCACGGGTGGCATGCCGGTCATCGCGCATCCGCCGTGCCGTGCGTGGGGATCACTAAAGCACTTCGCAAAGCCAAGACCCGGAGAGAAGGATCTGGCTATCTGGGCTGTCGACCAAGTGCGCCGATGTGGTGGTGTTCTGGAACATCCTGCTGGCTCTCAGCTATTCCCAACGGTCGGACTGCCATCCCCCCGTGGCATGCAGCGCGATCAATGGGGCGGTTGGACCATGGCCATATGGCAATCGTGGTGGGGGCATCGCGCCGACAAGGCCACCAAGCTGTACATCGTTGGCTGTGACCCGGGTGACCTGCCCGGGTTTCCCCTGCAGCTCGGCCTTTCCACACACGTTGTTTCACCTTCGTCGAGTATCCGTGTCGGCCACCCAATGTATCGCCCGCAATTGCGAAAAGCCGAGCGCGAGCACACTCCGCGCGCATTAGCTGAGTGGCTGGTTGATGTGGCAGGTATCTGCGGCATGCGAAAGGCGGTGGCAGCGTGACCGACCCCTATCGCGATTTCCTCGAGCGCAAGGTCCGCGTCGCTCCGTCGCTCGGGTTCGACGTGTCCCCCGACGATGTGCATCCGATCCTTAAGCCGCACCAGCGCGACAGCGTGGTGTGGGCATGCTCCGGCGGGCGCCGCGCCCTGTTCCAGCGCTTCGGCCTCGGCAAGAGCATGCAGCAGTTGGAGATCATGCGGCTGGCGCGCGCGCATGCCGGTGGAGCCGTTGGCATCGTGGTGCCGCTCGGCGTGCGTCAGGAGTTCCGCCGCGACGCCGGTAAGCTCGGCCTGGAGACTCGCTTTGTGCGCACTAGCGCCGAGGTGGATCCGGACTTCGACGGGATCCACCTGACGAATTACGAGAGCGTGCGAGACGGCAAGCTCGATCCCAACCTCTTCAGCGCCGCGAGCCTGGACGAAGCGTCAGTGCTGCGCAGCTTCGGATCGAAAACCTACCAGCAGTTCCTGACCCTGTTCGATGAAGTCCGGTACCGGTTCGTCGCCACCGCCACGCCGAGCCCGAACCGCTACAAAGAGCTGATTCACTACGCCGGGTTCCTGGGCGTGATGGACACCGGCCAGGCACTCACACGCTGGTTCAAGCGTGACAGCACGCAAGCCAACAACCTCACGCTGTACCCGCACAAGGAGCGCGAGTTTTGGTTATGGGTGGCGAGCTGGGCGCTGTTCCTGCAGAAGCCGTCGGACCTGGGCTACAGCGACGAGGGCTATGACCTGCCGGAACTGACCGTGCACTACGTTGAGGTACCGGTGGACCACAACACGGCCGGCGCTGAGCGGGATGGCCAGGGCAAGTTGTTCCGCGATGCCGCAATGGGGCTGCAGAATGCGGCGAAGGAGAAGCGCGACACGCTCGGCGCGCGCGTGGCAGCCGTGCAGCAGGTGGTCGCCTCACGGCCGGATGAGCATTGGCTGATCTGGCACGACCTCGAGGCGGAGCGGCATGCGCTGCAGTCCGCAATCCCCGCTGCGGTCAGCATCTACGGCGACCAGGAGCTCGACGAGCGCGAGCAGTCGGTCATCGACTTCAGCGAAGGCCGCATCCCGATCCTGTCGGCGAAGCCGGTCATCGCCGGCAGCGGCTGCAACTTCCAGCGGCATTGCCACCTGTCGGTCTATGCCGGCATTGGGTTCAAATTTAACGATTTTATTCAATCCGTTCATCGGATCCAGCGGTACCAGCAGACGCACCCGGTGGAGGTGTGGATCGTCTACGCCGAGAGCGAGCGCGAGGTGCTGGCCAGCCTGCAGGCGAAGTGGACGCGCCACGAGGAGATGGTAGAGAAAATGAGCGAGATCATCAGGGAATACGGCTTGAGCAAGGCCGCAATGGCCCAAGTACTTCAGCGCTCGATCGGCGTGGAGCGCATCGAGGCCAGCGGTACGGGTTGGACGGTCGCGAACAACGACTGCGTGGTGGAGACGCGCGGCATGGCCGACGACAGCGTCGACCTGATCGTGACCTCCATTCCGTTCGCCAACCACTACGAATACAGCCCGAGCTACAACGACTTCGGGCACACCGACGACAACGCGCACTTCTGGGCGCAGATGGATCACCTCAGCACGCAGCTGCTGCGGATCCTCAAGCCTGGCCGCATCGCCGCCATCCACGTGAAAGACCGGATCCAGTTCGGCGCGGTGACCGGCGCCGGCGTGCCGACCGTCAGCCCGTTCCACGCCGAGGCGATCTTCCACTACCGCTCGCACGGCTTCGACTACATGGGCCTGATCACTGTCGTGACCGACGTGGTCCGCGAGAACAACCAAACCTATCGCCTGGGCTGGTCGGAACAGTGCAAGGACGGCACGAAGATGGGCGTCGGGTCGCCCGAATACATCGTGCTGCTGCACAAGCCGCAGACCGATCGAAGCCGCGGCTATGCCGACGAACCCGTGCGCAAGCAGAAGACGGATTACACGCGGGCGCGCTGGCAGGTCGATGCGCATGCGTTCTGGCGATCGAGCGGCCGCCGGCAGCTGACGGCTGACGAGCTGGCGCAGCTGGGCCCGGACAAGCTGGCCAAGCTGTTCACCGAATACTCGCTGCGCGAGGTCTACGACTACGAGACCCACGTACGCATCGGTGAGGAGCTGGAGGCTCGCGGCGCGCTGCCGTCGACCTTCATGTCGCTGGCGCCTGGCAGCCATGACCCGGACGTGTGGCACGACGTCAACCGCATGCTCACGCTCAACGGCGAGCAGACACGGCGCGGCCTGGAGAACCACATCTGCCCGCTGCAGTTCGACATCGTCGACCGTCTGATCCAGCGCTTCAGCAACGCCGGCGAGCTCGTGTTCGATCCGTTCGGCGGCCTGTTCACCGTGCCGTATCGGGCACTGAAGCTGGGCCGCCAGGGGCGCGCCGCCGAGCTGTCCACGGCCTATTTCATGGACGGGGTGAAGTACCTGCAGGCCGCCGAGCGCGAGATGTCCATGCCGGATCTGTTCGCGACGATGGAACCGCAGCCGCAGGACCGGGCCGCATGAAGTCCCAGCTCTTCCCGCGCGAGCCCCGCCGGATGAAACAGCCGGCGAAGGATCTGCTCCGGCAGCAGCTGGCCATGGCCGCCGACAACATCGAGCGGGTCACCGCCGAGAACCAGGCTCTGCGCGCCATCTGCGCAGAAGCCATCAACACATGCCAGGGCCAGGCCGAGCAGCTTCGCGCCGCGCTGGCGAAACAGGAGAAAGCAGCATGAACGAACAATCCGACAATTCCGGACAGTTGCCGCAGGCCGAGGCGGGAAGCGGTGGGGATTCGCTGGACGCGCGAGCAGTCTATGCACTTGCCACGTCCTGGAGGCGGCAAGCCTCTTCGCAGAAATCTGGTCGAAGCACTCTGATCCGCTGCGCGGAAGAATTGGAAGCCGCCCTCGCCGCCCGCCAGCCGGCCGGACAAGCCCGGGTTGAGGAGCTGCGTGATGCCCTGGGTAAGGTTCGCTTGCGTTGCATGTTCATCGGGTGGCCGGCCGAATCGATGTGGGAAGCCACCCCCGGGAACTGGATCCCTGATTGGCGTTACGAACTGCAGCTGATGGAACACGTACTGCACGGCAGCGAGATTCGCACACCGGAGAAGCCGACCGACACAGTGCCGCGCAACCAGCTCCCACGGTTGGTGGCGAATGAGCCTGTGGCGAAGGTACGCCAGGACGGCGGCAACGGACCGGTGGTTTGGTACTACCCGCACACGTTCTACGGAACAAAGATCCCGGACGGTGCCGACCTGTTTCTTGGCCCGCCCGCGCCTGCTGCTGTGCCGGCGGAGACGTTCCAGGCTGGCGTATCGAAGTGGATGGGCGAATGCTTCCTGCCGTCGCTCTACAGCAACATGACCGAACGCGGTGATCGCCTGCTGGAAGAGGTGCTGGAGCTGTTGCAGTCGCATGGCTACGACCGGACGCGCGTGGCGACGCTGGTGGATTACGTGTACGGCCGCCCCGTCGGTGAGCCGGCGCAGGAAGTCGGCGGCGTCATGGTCACCCTGGCGGGCTACTGCTGGGTGGCCGGCCTGGACATGCATGCCGAGGGTGCACGCGAGCTGGAGAGGATCACGCAGCCGGAAGTGATGGCGAAGATCCGCCGCAAGCAGGAGGCGAAGAACGCGCTGAACTTCGATACGCCGCTGCCTGGACAAGCCACCGCCCCCCAGCCGGCAGCTGCGACTGGCGTGCCGGAGCTGTTTGTGCAATGGCTGGAGCGCGAGATGCCGCCCGGCACGATCATCGGCAAGCCGGCCTGGTGGGCGCCAAAGCTAGCGCGAGCACTGCGCAGTGCCGAGCGCGGCGTGCTGGGAGGCTGCAATGGCTGATCGTCCCGACCAACGCTATCCGCTGACCTGGCCGGCTGGCTGGCCGCGCACGCCCGGCCACCTCCGCGCGCACAGTCCGTTCAAGGCGCAGACCACCGACCGCGCATTCCGCGACCTGGTGGACGAGCTTGGCCGGCTCGGCGCGCGCAACATCATCGTCAGCAGCAACCTCAAGCTGCGCCAGGACGGCATGCCGTACAGCCAGCAGCCTCGCAACGACGACGAGGGGATCGCCGTCTACTTCACCCGTAAGGGCGTGGAGATGGTTCTGGCCTGCGACAAGTTCGCCAAGCGCGAGGCGAATCTGCGGGCTATCACCCTTACGATCGGCGCGATTCGCGGCATCGAGCGCTGGGGCAGTTCCGACATGATGGAGCGGGCATTCACCGGCTTCGCTGCCCTGCCCGCGCCGGTTGCGCTGTCCTGGCGCGATGTCCTTGACCCGGCCGACCCGGAGGGCAGCTACCGCCGGCTGCGTTCGCAGCACCACCCTGACCGTGCCGGCGGCGACGCAGCTGAGTTCCAGCGCGTGCAGTGCGCGTGGGACGCCTATCTTCAGGAGCAGGGAAATGCCTGAGCAGAAAAATGGAATCCGCCTTTCGCGCTACGAAGTCAAAGGCCTGACCGGTACGCCATACATTGATCGGCAGCTTCTGTTCCTCGTCAGCAACGGTATCCGGCACTACGTCGACCTCAATGGCCGCCCAGTCGTGCTGCGATCGACGATCGAGGGCGCGCCCGCGGCGGATGCCGGTACCGAGGCAGTCGCCTGGAAACCGAACAAGGCAGCTTGATGGGACGGCGACCGATCAACCAGGGAGCCATCCCCAATTTCCGCCAGCGCAAGCGCGGCGAGAAGACCTACTACTTCTATGACCACGGAACCCGCGGCGGCACGGGCCGGCGCGAGGAATCGCTCGGCAGTGACTATGGCCTCGCGATCCAGCGCTGGGCTGAGCTGCAGGGGCAGGCGCATGCCGCGCCGGCCCCGCGAGTCATGTTTGGCTGGGTCTGCGATCAATACATGGCACAGGTGGCCAGTCGCAAGGCAACCCGGACCCTCGCCGACAATCGCAAGGAGGTGCTGAAGCTGAGGGAATTCTTCGAAGACCCACCGGCGGCCATTGAGGCCATCAAGCCGATGCATGTCCGCCAGTACCTGACCTGGCGCACCCAGGGAGGCACGGCCCACGTGCGCGCGAACCGCGAGAAGGCGCTGCTATCCCACATCTGGAACTTCGCGAGGGATCGGGGGTACACCGCCTTGCCCAATCCGTGCGCCGGGATCAAGGGATTTCGCGAGACCGGCCGGGACGTATATATAGAGGACGAACAATACCAAGCCGTGTGGGAGGCAGCTGACCCGTGCCTGCGGGATGCGATGGATCTGGCTTACCTGACAGGCCAACGCCCTGCGGACGTACTGGCCATGTCCGAAATGGATGTGCGCGGCGGCGATGTGCACGTCAAGCAGGGCAAAACCGGCAAGCGTCTGCGCGTCGAAATCGCTGATGAGGGTCAGCTGGCGACCTTGCTGGAGAGGATCCGGGAACGCAAAAGGGCATTTGCGGTCCACAGCACGATGCTAATCGTCAGCGAGCATGGACGCTCAGTCAGCGTTGCCGGCATGTCCCGCCGATGGCAGAAGGCCTGCCAAGCTGCGAAGGTGACGGGAATCCAGTTTCGCGACCTTCGGGCCAAGGCCGGTACCGACAAGACCGATTCGGCCGGCGACATCCGGAAGGCTCAGCAGCAACTGGGGCACAGCTCGGTGGTGATGACGGAGCACTATGTGCGCAACAGGCGCGGGACCAAGGTGACCCCCACTCGCTGA